CAGCTTTTTCAGGTAAACTTGTCGCCGTTTGATTTGACATAATGTCCTTCATTAAAGCTGAAGATCCATGAGTATATTGAATTCCGCCAATCATCTGAGTACTTAAGGCGTCTGCAAGTGCATCTACCGAGATATTTCCTCCAGCGTTAATTCCACTGTTGGATGCCATTATATTATCCATATAGAATCTAGTGTCATTTCTCATATTTTGCATGCTGAGCCATGAATGTATCCATGAAGACAAGAACCATTTAGAAGGGTCATTAACCGTAACTAGCGCGTTAGGTGTTACCGTGGTGACGTATCCCATCTCTGAAGTGAAGTGGTGAACCACTTGTTCTACCTCAAATATTCCATACATTCTATTGTAGACATCAGAAAGATACACTAAGTCATGTGGCCTAATATCTGGATTTCCTATTATAGTTAGTTCTCCACCATAAATATCTTTAATTGATTCCTTTAAATGAGATAGTGCAACTCTTCTTGCCGAAAGTTCATCTGGAGTTCCCTGTAATGTTTTTGCGTATCCCCTAAATGTTTCCAAAGGGTGCATAAACGGATGAAGTACCCCGAGGAATCCAGAACCAATCATATTGTCATAATATAGTCCCGTTTCAACTGTTGTTTCTGTTTGACGTTCTGATGGTGCGCCTTTGTCTAAAGCTACGGTTACTGGATTTTTTCCATCGGAAACAGCTGTAATAACAGTTGAAACGTTATTTAAATTTTCTTGAATTTGGTTAGATATAATATGAGAAAAAGAACTTAAATAATGTATCCTCTGGAATGGTTGACGAATTTCCATTACGGGTTCTCCATATTCCCTAGTAAATGGATTGTCTACAGCTCTTAATAAGCTTCCTGGTCTACCAAGCGAATAGTATATAGAGTCATTTAATACCTTATTCAAAATGTGAGCTTGCTTACTAAAGTTTCCAACTTCGGAAAGTGCATACCCCATTTGCATCATGCTTAATTTGAACATGCCCAATAGCGCAGACAAGCCATCTCCAATGGCTCCAAGTATTGGTCCTATATTTGAATTGTAGAAGTCTGATACATCTTCATCTATTCCGCCGATAAATGTTGAGGAGTTGTTGCCTTCTCCTTTAGTAGAAACTAAAAGTTTTAAAAATCTACTATCCTCTTTAGCATATTGGCTATATGGATTAATGAATGCCTCAAATACCTTATCTACCGGTTTAAAAGACCATTGTCCATCTTCGCCTCCTCCGCCAGGTGTAATGGCACCGCGCTTTCTATCTGGTTTAAGAACTAACCAAGCTCTACCATACGCGGAACTCCAAAGCTTTTGCCTGAATAATCCAACCATTAATAAAAATAGTTGATGTGGAGTTTTTATTACTTCTGATAATTTTATTGCAGTTGCTGGATTATTTTTATTTTCAATTTCAATTGACAGCGCATTATCAATTACTCCCGTTTCAAAAAAGTTTGACTTAATGCCATCAAGTGATCTAGATATAACACTATTAAAATACTGTATAATTCCGGCATCACCTTGTATGCCCTTGCTCTGAAAGTCTATATAATTTGCTCTAATAAATTCTACAGCTTTTATTCGTGTCTCTGCGTTTGTTGTTGCTACACCCTGTCCCCCGAGTTGAGGATTACTTGGACCATTAAAAAAGTCTGAACCTAAAAGAATTGCCAATTCATCTACACCCGTAGCATCTGCTCTTCCAATTGTGGAAAGACCAGGAACATCTACTTCGCGATCTGAAAAATTACTGAATGGGCTGGCATTGCTGCCACCTAGTATTCGGGAAAACTCCGCAGGGAAGGGGTCTATGGAATCGGCATCCATGCCATATGTTTTTGTGAATATAGCTTTAACGCTATCATATGTATGGTATCCAAATCTAAATTGATCCCAAATATCTGATGCCTGATCAAGTGTTCTTCCATTTCCAGCTATTACTGAAACATTAGGGTCGAAATTTTCGTCATAGAAAGATCTAGCTTCAACTGATATGGAGTCTAGCGACGAATAAACTGCGCCAAAGCCAATTCTTCCGCTACCAGTCTTTTCGTCTCCCGTAGTATAAAGCTCAGCGTCGAGACGTTCATACAACTTACCCCTATCTAAGGCGTCATAATTTGCATCGATAACCGCTTTAAAGTATCCTGGATCGTCTCCACTTTTTATAACATTTCCGGCGTATTCATAATTTGGAATAGATACCATTGAATTTGATGCAACGTATTCTTCTATGGATGAAATATTTTTATCTAAATATCTTTCTGCGCTATCTGCGGACATGCCACCCGGCGCTTCAATGATCGCCTTTGAGGCGATAAATTTATTACTGTCTCCATTATCATTGATGGCGTAGTTCCCAAAGCCTATAATGTATGCCCTGGAGTCATTACTGTCGTAAAATCTTTTTGCTGGCGCCGCCTCTGATGATACTACTCCTAACGGAGTGTCATCAGGGACAAAACCAAAAAAACAATCAACGTCTCGGGGAAAGGAGCTTAATGCAGTTTCTTTTTCTATTTTTTTTAGAATAGAATTGTCAAGTCCTATGCCATCATATAACGACAAATTTGCCCATGCTGGCAAAGAATCTGCCAACTGGCTACCATCAATGGCTATTTTATCATCTATGGTAGAGACAAAAGTACCCAGATACCATGCTGCGTCAGGGGATACGACCGCTGCAACGTCGTCTTCATTATTTTCTCCCCACATAAAATACGCAGGGGCGCAAACAACTGCTCTTCCGGTTAATGGACTAAATACGAGTACTTTTCTTTTTTTATAATCACTTACCGTTCCACTTAATGATGTATCAGGGTCTGGAAAATAAATATTTTTAAATTTAGCTAACGATGTTTCCGAAATGGAAGGTAGGTAGGGCCATCTCATTGCTATGTAGAACTGCTCTTCCACGGCAGTGGTGGGACATCCCCATTCATCATATGAAATTTGATCAGTTAATTCATATTCAAAACTAAAATCATCTACGTTTTCTGGCAACTGAGCTGTAACACTATTGACCGCGGCAAAACCTATTGTTGAAAATTGATCTTTTTGAGGATTGGAAACTGATGGTAAGGGCATTCTGGCAATAGTCGTTTGAGCTAGTCCTAAAAGACCTGTCCCAGAAGATTGAATCGTGTCCATAAAACTAGTAAAACCTAAGGGTCTATCCAATTCCAGTATACCAGAACTAGGCTTTAAGGTTATTTTTGTTTCATTTAAAAACTCTGCCTCTAATTGAAGGAAATATATAAGATTAGCCGATAATAAAGCTCCACCTTGTGAGAAAGAATTTAACTGAGCTTCTTTAATTCTTTTATCTAGATTTTGTTTTTTTGATAGATTTGACAACTGCGATTCGTTACTATCTCCATCGTCAAAATGGTCCACAATTCTAGCAGCGGGGGCAAAAGGATTTATAGATCCTTGAAAAAAATCAATGATCCCCGATGCTGTTGATCTTTGATCTCCTGCAATATCATTTAAGTACTTACCAAATAATCCACCATCTCTAACTTCATAAGATTTTTTATCAAGAACTGTAGTTTCTGATATTGTATAATATGGATATTTAAATCTTGGAGGAAGATTATCTAACTGTCTATGATCATAACTTGGAGTGAGAGTAGCGTAGGTTGTGGGCTCAGGGCTGACTGGTAAGTGAAAACCCATTTTAACTTTACCAATACTAACGGGGAGTTTAGAAACAATAATTTCATTTCCATCTTTATCTTTACTGGTTCTAGTTGTTGCTAAATTTGAATCAAAATTTAATAATTTTCCTGCTAATTTTTGCGTTGGCGCGTATACCCCTTTTGATGATGCTTGATCCTGTGCCAATCCAGCCATAACATCACTAAGTTCTTCGGATCTTTTAAATGCTTCATAATCTGCTAACGAGTTTGACTGTTTATTAACATTATTCATAATCGTTTGAATATCTTCATTGGGACTTCTATACTTAGGATATCCTTGCAGTTGTAATTCATTTGCTTTTTTTACACTTGGAAAACCTGTGGTTATTGGAATTACGCCAGAAGTATATAACCAATGTGGTTTTCCGTAAAAAATAGTAGACCTATCTTCAAAGGGTCTTACTGCTACAATATAATTGGGCAGTAGTCTTGCACATATCTGAAAAAGATCCCATACAGTTCTCATATATGTTTGTGCCCGGAAAGATACTTCATCAAATCCGCTTAAATCATCATCAGCGTTTGGCGCTATGATTCCCATTGTCCGGAATACGTTATTTCCCCCTCTTCCACTTAGTAGGCCCGTAAGTGCCGCTCCTCCCGCCAATCCCGCAATAACATTAACTCCAGGTATCGCGGCAATTCCGGCTGTTACCCCTCCCATTAAAACGTTTTTTACAGCCCCTGCTCTTCCTTCAGCTGAAACCAGTTTATTATCTTCGACATAAGAATCTATTGTATTACTAGATGACACTGAACCATTTTGCGCCTCTACTATTAGCCTGTTCCATGATCTATCCGTTCCATTTTCCAGATATTGTTGTCCTGCTAAGACTTTTCCATCATCCTTGACCATAGAAGAAGCGGTTAACCAGCCATCGTCCAAGTCTCCACCTAAGAACTGCGCAAATCCTGTTCCATTTCCAGGGTAAATATTTCTTTTATATAGTTCTAAATCAACTTCTGAACAAAAATTAGACATTAGCTGACCCATGCTAGTCATGATATTTCCGTTTCCGAAAAATGCATTAACGGGGTTTCTTTGAAAAATATTTGTTGATAATTTAAACGTAGCAGCATTTGCGGTTCCGCCTATATCTCCCTGACCCGCGTTTGCGTAAGCGTTGGTAACAACATTCCTTAGTCCATCAGCTCTTTGTTTTTCAACCTCATTAAGAGGTTCGTATAGAATGGTGCCAAAATGTCTAATGCCAAATCTATTTTCGGAAAATACAGTTCCAAGAGTTGACCTTGCTATAGCCTCACGAACCCTAGAAGCTCCCATGCTCAGTAGTCTGACCATTAAATCTCTTGGCTCAGAAAGATACATTCCAGTATCTACTCCACCATCTATTTTTCCCGAATCGCCTTTTTTATTTGTTGAGTTTACAATGGCTCCAAGTTCAATAGCGTCAGACTGTGCCGTGACCGTAACTATCTCCCCCTCTTCAACATTTGTTATTACCCCATTAAATAATGTTTGCAGTGAGTTTGGATTAGAGCCATACCCACCTCTTAAGTGAACTCTAACTCCGGGCTTTAATCTAATATTATTAATGTCTACTACATAATCATTTCTCATTCCTGAGACAATATTTTTAGCTATATTTAAGGTGCGATCTAAAATGGCACTAATTCCATCCGTAGAGTTTAAAGGGTCAGAATTAAAGTCGTCATTGCGTGCGTTAAATATGTCTGTAGATGGGCGCGTCGTTAATTTAGAGTACATATTTGAAACTCTTAGTATTAGAGTGTCTCCCAGTAAGTCCTCAGATGATACAACTGAAAAATCTATAACAGACTGAAGTCCATAGAAATTATCAAATAACTTGACTCCTGCAAACATTCCTCCTTCATCTATTAGCCACAGCATATAGGTTGGAAATGCTCTGAGCATTCGTCCAGATATATCCCTATACTGAACGTCATTGAGCATTTTTTCTATATGGTTATTAAATGATCCATCATAAGCTTTTTGATATGATGAAAGTGGTTGAGCGCCACTAATTCCAGTAAGGGAATTTTTACATCCTGTATCTGGAGTTTGCGTGTCTACTGTATGATTACTTGCTAGTTTTTTAGCTCCGTCACTTTCGACTTTAACATTACTACCCTCTATTGTCAGGTAAAATCTTCCAGTATCTTTATTAATGTAACCAAAATGTGTACCGAGGGCACTGTACATGATTGCCGGTATTTCATTTGGCTGATCTTTTTCCGGGTTAGTCAGCGGCATAAGGTTAATAATTTTATGGAATTCTACCTCGTCTGGATTAAAACTAACAAATTCTTCTTCTGCCAAATGGGACGTAGCTAACACCTGCTTAATTATGTCTTCTGTTTGGGCACTTGTTATTCCTATGTTGCCTATAACATATGGTGATCCATTGATTTCTTCAAAAAATTGTTTATCTTCAGAAGATTGTGAAGCTAAAAATATATAATCAGTTAAGAGCGCGCGCTTTGAATTGTTATTAATGGTGTCATTATCATTTTCTTTTATGATTTGTTGAAAAATATAAACAAAATTATGGATACTAATTCCAGTTGAGTTTACATAATCTATTAGTTCGTTAATTAAATCTTCATTTTTTTGTCGTCTAGATTCAATGGCAACTGGGTTTGCTGCGTCAGTAAAAGAATATCTTCTAATAAAATTTATAGTACTATTTTTTACCGACTGAAGCCTACTTTCCAGGGAATCTACTGATCCCTGCGCCCATTCATCTGCACTGTCGAAAGTAAAACCCTTGGTTAGATCCATTTGGATTGTTGTATTATTTATAATGTCACGATCAAACATTTCAAAACTTCTAAAATAGAAATCTGGATCCATATTGCCAACAATATCTCCGTTAACATCCTTTATTCCCAGTGGCAAATCTGGATATGCATTGAAGGATCCCCACAACTGCTTTATTCTTAGAAATGGATTTCTTTTTGTACCAAAATGTTCAATTAATTCTTTTTGTTGCTTTGAGGATATTTTCTCTCTTTGCTGTTGGAATATATCAAAGTCAACTAGGCTTAATTGTACGGAGTAAACGTGTGGATAATTCGGTATTGTATCAACCTTATAATTAAGCGGTAAGACATATTTAATACCAGATAGCGCAGTTATAATGTTTTTAATTCCAAGGAATCCTATAACGCCAGTAGAATGCTCCAATCTTGCTAGCGCATTCACATGGTCAAATACAGATTTAATTTTTAATAATTCTTTTTCACCAAAAACTGTCATAGATACATTAATATAACTATCTTTTCCGCCAATATATTGATAGCTTGGCTCATCTTGCATCTGGATTTGCAACTTAGCTAGATTGTTTCCCATTGATACGCTAACGCCGTTAACTATAGCGTTTTTTGGATCTAAATCTATTCGATTCATTGGGACTTCCCACTCGTTAAAGTGATAATCTCCATCTCTTAATCTGACGGCGTCCATCATATCCTTAACAAATCCGTCAGAAAAAAATCTCTCATACATGTTTACTTGAAAAGCGTCAGTGACCTGTTGTTTAATTTTTTCCCTATCTGGTTCTATTCCAGCGCTTTTAGTTTGTCTAATGAATTCTTCATCAATTAATTTTTCTAATATAGTTCCAGATTGCTTAGATCTTTCATAAAGTCTCATCTTAATTTCATTCAAACTTAAATCACTTACAAGTACATCATCTAGAAAATAAGATTCGTTAGTACTGGAGTATTGAGAAAAATATCCTGCTGTTTTACGACTTTCTTCATCGCTTGCATAATTTAAAAACCAATTTACTTGTTCATTATCTAATCTTATTTTATTGGCATTTACGAAAGAGGTTGCTAAGTAAAGATAAACTTTTTCTCTTTCGTCAGAAGTAGATATGCCTGCGGTGAGGATATCAATTGCTTGTCTAATAAATGATTTTGTAGAATTTGAAAAAGTATTTTCCGTAGCCATTGATTTAACTTTATCAATGTCTTTGATCAGAGGAGTATTGACAGAGCGCTCTATACCAAAGGAAGTCAGCAGCCTATCCCATAGCCCAGTTGCTGTATCGTTTAATATTTTCTCTTGATCACTTCTAAATGAAGTATTATCTGGTAGAAATATTTTTGTCTGCGTTTCAGCTGGGGTAAATAAAGTTATGTTACTTCCATCTCTCCATTGAGAAATTATATTAGTTGACATAACGTCATTGTTAAACGAATTAAAATACGTGAGTTGCGTATCCTCTGGAAGCACGTCTAAGTTAAAGTTTTCAGATAGAGCTTCAATCCCCGCCGCTGTTTGTTCCTGCATATTTACAACGGTGTCTACCGTTTTATTATCTGAAGTTTTAAGTAGGAAACTTTCATTCACATACTTATGCATTTCTCCCGCTGCTTTGCCCATGTATTGGCGATATTTACCCCAATGTATTGCTTGATTGAAATCTTTAAGCATTGGGAGAAACGGTTTATGATTAAAGTGCACCATTTCCAAATCGATAACAAGGGCAAATGGGTAATTTGGAACTGTCGATATAGACATATTCGAGAGTCCAACAGCAGAGATTCCATGTGCAGAATTAAGATAACTGTTTTTAATTGGGAGGATTGGAGAGTATTTGAACGCTGCGACTAAACCTCTCAGAGATGAGAGAAATTTATCTATTTTTTGTTCGTCATCTCCACCATTTTTAAAATCAATTGTAAAACTGTTATTTAGATTAATCGATGCGGCATCTTCTATGGACAGCCCCCATATTTCTTCATAATTCGGGAAAAATAATCGCATGGATATTGTAGTTTCTTTATATCCCGTATTGAACTTGGGCGTATTTTTTTGCCTGATTGCCCCGCCTGTTAATGATCCAGTTTTAAAGTTAGAATTTACACTAATTGAAACCGGAGGAACATAGAAATTAGCGGCTCCCAACCTAAGATGAAAAATATCTGGTTTTCTGGGAGGAATATTCTCCCTAAAAGGAAAGTCAATAATAGCCTGCTTAATTCGCTGTGCCGTATTTTGTACTTTAAAGGCTAATGTAAATATTGCCTGGCCACCTTTAGTAACTCCAAAGGCTTTTTCTAGTGAGTCAATTGCATCGGCTTCATTATTTAGGGTATCTTCCATTCCACCGCCTTGGCCGTCATTAGAGTAATCACCCACCGCTGCTAATGCGTCGAAAAGAAATATAACTAAACTTGGGAAATAAAAATTTATAATAGAAAATGCAATTGGATCTTTTTGAAGATTGTAAACTACTTCACTTAATATTGTTAACCAAGGCGTATCAACTTCTGGAACGATATAATCATTCATGGAATTTTTAACTGTTGCAACGCTTTGCAACCTTTTCTTTGCAAACTCGCTAATTTCATATGCGAATGATGCTAACTGCAGTAGTCCGCTTGCCTCTAACTTCGCATAGACAGATTTAGATGTTGTAATATCTAATTGTATAGAACCAAGAGCGCCTAATCCAAAAACTCTACTAGTTACCCCTTTTGATATATCATTAGCTGTGTAATTTACTCCCCTTGTTGACAAGAAGTATTTATCTATTGCCCCATTAATATCGTTAAGTTCATTTATCGGATCACTACCATATACGTTGTTTAAAAATATTCTAAACTCCGTTAGATAATCTTTGGAATTTTCATCTTGTGTATTGTTATCTTCTAGTTCTTTATCTTTTTCTGTTGTATTAATTACTTCATTTGTTTCAATTGCTGCCAGGTCTTCATCAGTTATTCCGTTTTCGCCTATGTAACTTTTCCAGATATTAAGCCTGTCAATAATAATTGACTTAGCTGTTTGCATTGTGATTTTTTTTGGAAAATTGTTAGGTAAGTAGGCGTAAAAAAACCAACTTAGTGCTTCTTCTATTTTTGGAACATTTATCGTAGCGTATCCGAAATTAACTGCCCATGCCTGAAATGTTTCAAGTACAAATAATGAATTTGAATCTTTATCTAAAACTTCGCAGTTTGCCAAACGAAGCATTGACAAATACGCGTACTGGTCGCCTGTACTTTTGAAGTCATCATCGATTGCATAAATAAGGGCTTTTCCACCTTGATTATTATCATGACCAATTATATCCGGGTAAGATCCTGGCAAAATTAAGAACGAGTACATCTCGTTTTCATTGAAACCCGTAATATCTTCAATTATTGAATTAATACGATCTTCATTTTCAGATAGATACTTTAAGAGATCTTTTGCTATTGGATTAATTGCCATTGGACTTTCCTATTTAAACATCATATTGTTACGAACAATAGTTCTAAGTCTATCACTTGAAGAATCTTTCATGGTAACAGAAGTATAGTTATTCATTATACTAGACTTTGTTTCTTTTTTGAAGGAATCTAAGGTAAAATTTTGCTTTTTTGTTTGCAGGTCTTTATTATATCTAGCTTGCTGGTGTCTTTTACCACTGTATCCGCTGCCATTCATCTCAAGACGGGTAGTCGGAGCGTCATCTAAACCTTCTTTGGAGTATTTGACCTTATCGGACTTTCCTGATGCTTGTATCTTTTGACGCGATTCACTGACTACATTTTGGGTTGGACTTTTACTGGAAGCTATCTTTGCTGCGTATTTGTTTGCCGTTAAGGATCTATGAGATGTATCTTTGGGCTGTTTTGCAGCAGCGCTTAATGCCTTGTTTTGGTCCTTGACATTTAAAATCATATACATTTAACCTTAATAAGATTGAGCCATCGATTGATATGGATCTCTTGCCACATCCGGGATTCTATTATACATAGTACTGTTAATACTTCCATTAGTAAGTCCTGATGCTGCTGTGCTGAACTTTTGTATTTGATCTCTATCTCCGAACAGGGACACCTTATAGTTCATGCCAGCAGTGTAGCCTTGACCTCTGGCCTGAGGAATCTCTGGTGACCTTCTCGGGTAGTCGGATTCATAGGCAGATCCGCCTGGCAAAAGTGGTGGACCAGAAATGTCTTCCTTAGTGTGATCTTTTTTGTTTTGATATAGAAAGCTAGCTGCTATTGCCAATCCGGCACCTATTGCTGCCTTGCGAACATTCGACTTTCCAAACTGTTCAGCCAAATATTCTTTATTGATCCTTTTATAGGCTGTTTTAGTGGCTGAAGATTGACCATGACCTGATAAGTCCCTAAGCGTGTCGGCTACAATTTTAGAAGTTTGATCTGTAATATCGCCTGCAGATTTGAGAACACTACCTGAAGCTAAATCTCCATTTAGGAACGCAGCAGCTTCCTTATCAGCTTGTGCGGTTTGTTCAAAAATTGTTTTACTCCTTAAACCATTAGCTATCTGTCGTTCTTCAGTACTTCCCAATCCTTCAGCACTTTGGCCTTTTATCAATGAAGAAATCACGGAAGAGTCGTTGTTCGTTCCAAAAAAGTCATCTGCAAAAATTAGGTCCAAATCTTTTTCTAAAGTGCCCGCTTTTTGCGCATCGGTCATTTGACCAAAAATGTTATCAACATACTGCCTGAGCTCAACGTTTTTAGTTTGTCTTTCGTATATAGCTTTTTGTTCTGAAATTTGCATGTATCTATGAAAAAGATTAGCACTTCCCCCTTCTGCATTTACTGACGAGTCTGGAAGTTTAGTGAAAAATTCTGGGGCTAATTTTCTTTTGATTCCACTATACTGAAGAGCGCCCGTTAGCTCATGCCCAGATATGCCCATTGATCTTTGCACTTCGTGCATACTTTCTAGTAGTCTATCGCCTAATTCTATTCTTTTTACTTCTAATGTCGCTTTTACTATTTCCCCTCCTTCATCTTTAGCCACTGTGTCGCCTAGTTCTTGTATTGATTTGATTAGGTTTGCATTTTCATCTAATATTTTTTCTGAAGCAACTCGAGAACGCTGTGTAATCCTGGATGCTAGTTCTTGTTCTCTGGATATTTGTGAATTTGCACTTAATCTTTTCATTGCGTTAAGGTAATAGTCTGAAGTAGAAGCTATATCTATCATTTCGGAAAGAGATCCCTTATCTATAATTCCTCTAGCTCTCAAGACTTGTTCTACTTTGTCAAATTGTCCAGATCCTACGGCCGTATTAATGTCGGCTACATCTGCGCCAGTATCTGCTAATGCCATTCCCTCTGATAAACTCCTTGCAAAATTTATAAGATCATTATTATTCATTTTTCCACTAGTTAAAAAAGCCTCATCTATTATTCCCGCAAAAGTTCCTCCATGTTTTTGCTTTAAATAACCAAACATTTTTCCATACTGATTCATTGTATTTTCGCCTAGTTTATTTAGGTCGGTACTTTCTCCATACAACATTTTAAGTGCTCTATCAGCCTGTCCGGCATCTGTGTTCAGTATCTCGGACGTATATTGCATCATCATTCTTCCGGAAGTAAAAGTTTGAGTCATGTCAATGACACTTTCAGCGGAGGGGAAACCTAGCATTAGTTCTTTGCTAAGTAAGTCTTTTTCTATTCCAGGAATTCCTCCTAACATATCTTCCATTTGCCTCATTCCGTGGCCCACTACAGTAGCTCTATTTATGTATTGTCCAAGTATGTTCTTATTTGCTATTGCCGTATCAATGCTTTTATTTATAAAAGTTTTACCAAATGCAGCGGCTTTTTGCTCTGCGTTAAGTCCCAAGTTTTGAATTTCAGCGTAAAATTTTTCAGATAAATCGTCTATTGCTTGCGAACTTCCGTTTGAAAGATTTTTCCTCTGTACTTCTAAGTCTTTTACTATCTTACTTAATCCTGTTTTTTGTCCCGTAGTTATCATGCCATCCAGACTTGATAATACATCGGCTTCAAGTGGCATGTCAGCTATTTCTGCTTTTAGCCTTTGAAATCCAAGCGACATTAATGATGGATCTTCATTTCCTAACGCAATTAATTTTGTTGCAGAAAAATTGGTTATTTCATTTTCGCCAGATTTTAATACTCCTAATTTTTCAAAAAAGTTTCTATTGAAATCTCGCATTCCGCCAGTTCTAACACCATTTGAGTCAAACTTAGCGCCACTCATCATGTCATTAACATCAATAGTCAGTTGCTCTAGCATGCCCATTGTATTCGGATTAAAAAGGTCGTCTGACATTCCAGTTCCATCAAGAGCGCTCGATAAAACTTTATATTTAGAATCTTTTTCAGCCATCTCATTTAAGGTATTCATAAAGAATCTATTGTTACCAAATATCTCGCGATAACTTTCTATGTCTTCAAATCTAGTAAGACCAATAACTTCACCCATTGAAGTAGGTTGACGAACCATGGCAGCGGCTAGTTTGCGCTTACCTTCAGACATATAAGTTCCAAGTATAGGAAGGCCCTTGTCGTCTAGGTCGAAACCACCAAGTGCATGATAGAACTTTCTGATATCTTTTTCGCTAAATAAGATATTATGATTGGATACTCTAAATTGCGTAATTTGTGCAGAGATTTCATTGCCAACTTCACCTATTTTTTCTTCAATTGGATTTCCTGATAATATTTTTCTTCCAGTAGTTCCGGTCATTGCATTTGTTTCGGAGTTAAGGGCAAATCTATACACGTCACCAACGACTGGGAGCTTCTGCCCATTCTTGGTTTTGTACAACTCAGATTGATACCATTTAGATAATAAATTTATATATTCTGGAGAATCATTAATACTTACTCCAGTATTATGTAAATCTAGAATCCTTTGTTGGAAATCTTTGCTCAACATTTTTGAGAACTGCTGAGGCTCTAAGAAGTCTTCTACGTCCTGCTCTGCGCCTTTCCTAATTGCTTGCAAGACCTTACTATCTTCTGTTAAATACCCTCTGGATAATATTCCTTCAAATTCATTTAATACATTTCTTGAATGAGCTTTAGCTATTAGTCTATCTTCCTCATTCCCAAACGCTGCATTATGAAAAGCTACTAGCATTGGATCGGTATACACCCTAGAGGTGGATTCAGCTAATCCGCTAAAATTCACAATTGGAGTTCCGGCTCCTATTCCTGTTTCTTTTTTTAATCCACTAATTGCAGTAATGATTCCATATTTATCAAATCTATCTGAAAACTTTTTAATCTGAGCTGCCGTTTTATAGGAATAATCTATTTTGCCAATTCGGACAGAACCTCGAATTGTACCCTGGGATAATCCTATTGCTTCTCCGTCCTTGCCTATAGTTATTTCGGCTAATTGTCTTCTTAATTCAACCTTACGAATCATTGATTGTTCGTCTCTGTTTTGTGTAAGACCTAATAATTCCTCTTGTAAGTTTTCCCTTAATCTTTTCGCGTACTTTACGTTCACTAGTGACGATCCATCTCGACCTTTTTCTAGTTCACTAAAAAGACCTTTGAGAACATCTTTAGTGTCTTTATCTGATTCATTTTTTAGTAAATTTTTTACTTGCTCGATACCATATCTTCCCTCTGCGGCATCTATGTCTCCAGTTCTAATGGCTTCGCTTATTAGATCCCTCAGTGAACTTTTTATTTCGGCAGATTTTGAACCAAGCTTTTTTGATTCAATTATTTCATTTAAAACCTCGTCAACATACTTTTCTGCTTCTTGACTTGCTGTTCTGGCACCGTCGTATTGAAATTCAAAAGATTCCCTTACATATGCTGCTACATCTTGTTGCTTAAGTGATTTTCCTAGTGATGTATCTTCTCCAAATGCTAAGGCCATTGTTTCAAATACGCTATCAACATTAAGCGTTACGTCTGACAGCTGTTTCATTAAATGTTCAGATCCGACTCCTGTAGTATTAAAAGGAATTTTAGGCCCAAGAAAGGCTTGCATAAGATCGCCAGATATAGATACATCTCTTGGGGATAGAATGCCTTTTAATCTTTTTGGAAGTTTTGCAAATAATTTAGATAACCCTGCGTTTCCGTTTTTCAATGCCTCATTCAATTCGCCTGGGGTAAATAAAGGTTTTCCGCTCTTTGACATTGCCTCAAGTGTTTCTTGCATTGATAGAACCCGATCACCTTGATAAAGACTAAGAGCCATTCCACCATCATCAGTGGGGAAAACTAATCCGGTTCCTTGTTCTTTCATTTTTGTTAGAAAATCTCCAACACTCTTAGATCCAACTTCTGCTTTATGAATTTTAATTTGCGCACCATATTGCTGATCTCCAGTTAATCCAAGTGTTTGATTAATATCTTTTAGCACTTGAGCATAGCCTCTATACTCTGATGGGCCAAGGGATCCTGGTTTAATGTCAGCTAGTTCAGTAATTCCGTGACCAGATAAATAATCCATAGATTCTTGTAGCGAGTCAGAAACAAGTTGTGCTGACTGCCCCTGATTTAACCTCAAGGAGTCAATGTAAGTTGATTTAAATTTTAATTTTCCATCAACTTCTATAGGTTCTATTAAACCTTTTTGGCCAAAATATGTTTTACTTAAAGCTTGTTTAGCTAAAAGTATTTGTCTCTCCATGGGCATAGGAGAAAGATAGGACGTAATATAATCACTTAAGGACATTATCTAACACCTGCATTAATATCAATTTGCTCCGATCCAAAAGGATTCATAACTGGAATAACAGATCCTGAAACTCCCATACCACTCATTAAGGACCTTAATCTTGATGCAGTATCTGTCTGAGATCCAGATCCACCACCAAATCTAGGATAACTAGGATTTGCCAAGTTAGCTTCTTGTAGCTGTTGAGGATAGTAACCCATTTGAGACATTTCTAGACCCATATTTTGGCCAATTTTTATTTTAACTTGATCCATGTTGGTATTTGGGTGCCAACCTTCCCAGTTTTCGCTTGGGAGTTCATGCTTAGAAAAGTAATCGGTCAATTCTGGTTTTTTTTCTACATCCATGCCCCATGCAGCTTCGTATATTCTTCTTTCAAGTCTTCCGGCTGTAGATAATATTCTTCCTCTTTCATCTACGGGGGCATTAATCATGGCTTTAAAATGTTCTCGTTTTCTTTTTGGTATAGATAAAGAAAGTGACTCTATATCTGTTCCGTATTTTCCTGAATTTATATCCTCTATTGGGGCACCATACATTGTTCTTTTTGCAGCTGACTCATATTGAAAGGCTGCACCTTTGTCTCCAGCCATATTTGCCATTTTAGCTAATCTAGTATTTTTAGTATAATTCAATATGTCTGCATACTCTTCTAGTGCAAGTTCCTTTTTCCTAGTCCTTGGCATGAACTGCTCTCCTGTAACTGCCTTATTTGCTGAGTGAAATGAGGAAACGCTTAAACCGGTTACCGCCCCAAGTGTTGACATTATAAATTTGCCTTTGCCTGATTCTCCAAAAAATGTACCAGCTACAGCCAATGTGGCTGCTGCAGTTATTGGATTTCTATTACCCGCTTTATTAATCATTGGAGCTACAAAACTCTCAAAAGGCCTCTGCCATTCGGGGAACGTTGCCCCGTATACATTATTTCTTTCCCAATCCTCTGTAGCTGTTTGTTTATTTATAAACTTTTTATTAATAAAAGTATCTCTATGCGCTAGCATTTCGCCTGCTCTGCTCAGTGCATGAACAGTGGGGTGCATTCCCATTTCTCCTGGAGTGCTATTTTTATATTTATATTCAGTAAAATTTTTTTTCTGTTGTATTGATGCTGCGCGCTCTCGAAGTTCTTGGACTCTTAATTTATCTGTAGGACTACTTACCATGGAGTCTATTGTTTTATCTAGTGACCTAAACTGTTTAGAGTAGGGTGCAACGTCACCAAGTATTTTATATTGGTCTAATACGCCGTATTGACCAGTGGCATCGGGGCTTAGTTTATTTAATCGTTCATATGCTACTCCTGGCAGCCTCAACTCTCCTTCTGCGACCTTTGTAAAAGGGTCACCCGTAGTAAAGTCAGTAAAGTATTCTGATCCTGGAAGAAATGGATATTGTTTGCCCATTGCATTCTTAATTGGATTTATATAGTCAATTCCAGATCTTTCCTTGGGTATGAATCTTCTTGTTATTTCTGAGAATTCAATAGAGCCTATCTGCCTCCCGCCCAACATGGGTATATCTCCTAATCCCCCCAGGTTAAGGTCCCAGAATTGCCTTCCCGTTCCGTATCCCTTAGAGGCTGATTGAAGAACTGATCTTTGCGGCGTTAAGTCTGTTTGTCCTAATCCAAAATTTTCTCGCAAATTACTAGCAGCAAAACCGTAAATGCCTAGCATTTCTTGAGTTCTATATCCAAGTTCTTGTGCTTGAATTTGCGGACTTCCAACGTTCACTGGACTACCAGCAGGGACAATGCGTTGTGGCATGACTCCAGTAACCTTAGGTGGTCCATAGGCCATCTGCATGTATTGATTATTAATGCCAGATATTGTATTTCGAGTTTCATTTCTTGCAGTATTCAGAGATCCAGCTCTTCCAGCTAACATTGCATTAGAAGATGCCTGTGTGCCGTTTGGGGGGCCTCCAAATCCTCCCATGGCCATTCCACCAGCAACTCCACCCATACCCCCAAAAACGCCACCTCTGCCATTAATATATGGATCTGCATTATATGCTCCAGATTGACCAGCTGGTACATAATTTGCTAGTCCAGCAGTTACTTCTTGCTGATGCATCATGGTCTGCGGTTTAAGCACTTTTCCAACGGTTGCATTAAGTGCGGGAACAAGAGGGCCAAATGGTCCACTGAAATATTCTCCAGATACAGGATATGGCCTATCTTCAAAGTGTTTACGCTCAAAGCGATATGGATCTAATGGTCTAAGTGGGGAAATGTCAGTATAGAATAACGCTCTTTCTATTGGGCTCCCCATACTTTCTGAGGTGAACATTGCTCCAGCTTCTAGTTTGCGGTATATACTCGGGCGGTAATACATAATCTTTCCGCCCATAAATGGAGTGTTGCCTAGTGGCCAGAATCGACCCTGCCTAATTGCCACTTCACCTTCAAATAACTGCTCTTTCTTTTCTTGAAAATTCATTCCGCCAGGAGTGATTCCAGATCCAAGGGCTTGTAAATTGCCCGCTGCTTTTGCTGCGCCACCAATGAAAAATGGCGAGTAGACTCTTTCGCCTCTACTGTCTTTTTCGTTTACCATACCGCCGATAGTTCTATCGACAGTCATTATTCCTAGGCCAGCACCGTATATGGGCAGGATTCGTTTACCTACCATTCCGCTTGTAAATAAACTTAATGGGGAACCATATTGAGAAACGTCTAGCTGTAAACCAATAGTTCCAAAATATTTATTTAATCTTTCAACACTATGAGATACCGCTGCTGATGCATTAGAGTAACTTTCTGTACTATTATAGGTATTAATTCCTAGGGCACTTTTTATTGCACCATATGGATTCTTTGCAAAAACAGTGCCGAAAGTTGGAACTAATAAAACATCTGCACCGGGGCCCCTAGTTGATCCAAGAACATCTGTTGCCGATTCAGATATTCTATAAGGAGCTGTGCTTAGTCTAGGATATAATGCCTTTTTAATTAATCCAGATTTTCCTACTTCTGCTACTCTTTGTACGGATCCGGTAACGAAAGGATCAACTAATCCTTCTGCCCCTTTTAATGCTTCTACCGAATTTTTAAATGCACCTCTTTGCACTGCAAGTTCACTTAATCCGGCCCTATTTGCTTTCATGGAACTCAGATTAAATATTGTTGCAAGTCCTGCTGCTTGTGCTTCCGCTAACTGTCCAGCTGGCAAATCCTTTGCCATTGAAGTGATGATTTCATTCATCTGAATAAAAGTATTAGAAAAATTTGCCCCTACTGCACCGGCTGAGCCCGATGCTAATAATTCATTTCTTTGAACTAAATACTTGAATAGCTCATCTTGAAGTTTATCTCCCCTTGTAAGAATTGTGGGACTTCTTGACTTAATGTGAGATCCAGACATTAAGTCAGCTTCTTCTAACAGATTTCTAAGACTACTGCCCATTTCATGCAGAGTATCTGTTTCATAACCTAAACTTCTTATCCTTGAGGCGTCATGCGTTGCAGAAGCAAGCACGTCGTTTGTCATTTGAATTCTATCTTGAACATTGCTAAGCGAAGAGACTCTTCTACCATTAAATGTTCCTATGCCATTATCCTCAAGAGCTTTCATTACCCTCTTGGGCATGGCAAAGCCACGAGTTTGTTTTCTAAAGTTTTCAAATGACCTTAGCATCTCGCCTTCGGAGATCATTTCACTTGAAGCGCCAGGAGATCTGGCAGTTACTGCGCCAGTATCGTCTGCAAAATCTAATTTAAATTGCTTGCCCTCAGCTTCAATTGTTTCATTCTTAAGAAGTCGCCCAAAAAAAGCTGGGTTTTCTGGATCGGTTTTTCTTTTGGCAAATCTTGAAAATAAGCGCCCAATTGAATTCGGCTGCTCATAATCAACATCGAATCTTTGTCTAAGGGCAAGTTCTCTTTCTGGACTAACTCCAAGTCTTTTTAATAAATTTGATCTATTTTTTCCATCAGCAAATTCAACTTCATTCAGCGATTTTGCCTTGCTTTCCGAAGCTGCGTTTCTTGCAGCCCTTGAGAGCATTTCGTTACTTCTTCTTGATAGGGGCCTATAAAATCCTTCTAATTCTTTTGATTGATATTGACCAGTAATTGCCTCCTCAGTAAAAGACATTACTTTTTGCTTACTTCTGCCTCCGCTGTATGTTATAAAGAAATCTGCATTTCTGTCTGCCTGAGAAAGAAAAGGTTGAGATATTTTTCCCTGCACTAACTGAAAAGGTGCGCGACCTGACATTTCATCAAATGAGCCTTTTCCAAGCATCCGCGCTGGATTAAAATTAAGTATGGGAATTTTTAAATCATTAGATAAAAAGTTGCCAGCATTTCTTACCGATTGTTTGACTCCAGAAAAATCTAATACATTTCCAGAACGGGTTGTATATATATCTTTCATTACGGAAACGCTAGAAGACGTAGTTGTTGGATCTGCTAGTGCCATTCTTTTAGATATTTCGCCCAGCATTGTTTGAGCATCGTCGTTAAGTCCCGCAAATAACCCTTTACCAATTCCTTCATCTAATGTCATTGACTTTAGGCCAAGGATATTGAATCCTCCACTAAATATGCCAGTGCCTATTTGTTTTTCTCTAACTAAAAAACTTCTTAAACTGTCCAGATTATTAGTATCTAAACCTCTTTTTCCTAAATTTTGGGCAAGGACCGCATTAGATACTTCTCTGCCATTCGCATCTTTTAGATTTATCCCGAGTCTTTGGGCTGATCTTTTAATTAAGAAATCTTTTTTAGAAACTGATATATTATTTAGGTCTGCAAAGTCCTCAAAATCTGCTTTTTTAATCTTTAGTACTTTCCCGCCTGCGCGTGGAATTCCATTTTCTACTACAGAATTCCATCCTTTTTCTGCCTTTAATTTCAGTGCAGCGCGAAATTCTTTGCCTTCAAATATCATATTAGTATTCTCTATGGATGTTTTTAGTGCGTCTGCACTAATGAACCCTTGCTCTATAGAGCCATCTACTGTCGTAGAGAATCTTTTTAATATTTCTTCAAAAGCTTGATCACCTTCTTTGATGATTTTAGTTTTTCCAATAGTAACTTTTCTGCTAACTTCTGTAGCTGAGGAATTGATATTAATATCATCTATAAACTTTCCTAATGCCCCAGAAAATCCTTCGCGTGCGGAATTTGGCGTTCTATCCAATATCTGCTTATGAAGAAGTTTTTTGTATTCTTGTTGTTCAATTGTTCTAAAAAATTCTGAATCACTAAATGACTGACTACCTACTCCACCTCCTCCAGTTGTAGCAAGTTTCTCAGCTAACTTGGACACCCTGCCAGAGAGGTTAGCTTGTACATTTTTAACGGCGTCTGTTAATTCAGCTGGGTTCATGCCAGTTTTACGAATTGCTGCGTCAAAGCTTATTGCTTTATTTACTACGTCGTAGCCAACTCCAGTTTTTCTAAACGTATTAATGCCTTGATTAACTGCTGATCCAATTCCTCTTAGACCAGGCACTAGGTCTATGTATCCAAAATTTCCATCTGCTCCATCACCAAAGGCTAACGTTCGACCAAATATGGCAGCCCTTTTTAGGGCGCTTTTTCCTGCCGAATTAGCTAAGGCTTGTCTTGCCCCGGTATTTCTAACACTGTGCATAATCGCATTAATGTTGGGACGTTGCTCAACATAATTTTCTGTTGCTGCTTTGACTCCGGCTGACCCTTGAGCTGAAACCTTGAGTGCCTGGTTTGTTATCTTGCTAAGGTCATGACCAACTTCTCCTAGAATATCATCTAGGTCAGCAAATCGTTGAGCTGCCATTGTTTTGAAAGAGCTAACTCCAGACGACCTTGCAACATCGCCCATTGATTGCCTAAAATTATGAAGAGAAGATCTTGCATTTCCCGCTGCTGCGCCAGCTGCCTCAAATGGCAGGATTGTTGTAGCCAAAGCTATTGAAGATTCTTTTACGAAATCCGTAACAACATCTACCGGGTTGTACCAGTTAACTTTGGATTTTTTATCTTTACCGCCAAATATTGGGTCGATTAAAGCTTTTTGACCAACGTATAATGCGGGGAGTTCGTATGGCATGCGCCTTGCGGAGGCCACCATCCTCGTCTGAATAGAATCTCTGAGTGACCATATTGCTGCTGGCTCATTTTCTATACCCCTGCCTGCCTGATTAAGCTCTGCGGAAGTAAAGTAATCTCCCTGATCAGTTAACTTCGTTTGGCCTGCGCTCAATCTCCCATTGCTCTCAAATACTAAATTACTATATGGATCCAGTTGATCTGGACTCATTCCATCTATAGCTCTTGAGACACCTTGTAGCTCATCTAGCTGTTTTCTTAGGCCCGTAAGACTTTTTACGGCTTTTGATGAAAACCCTTCTGGATTAACAGATGCTTGATCTTGCAGTGTTTTAGCAAGTTTTAGGCCACCTTCTTTAGTAATCTTACTGAGAACAAACATTGCCCCCAATGTGGCCCCACTTGTTGCGAGAAACCTTAATACTGGGTGCCCATTTAATGCTTTACTTATAAAGCTGGAATTGGGAGCGTCACCGCGCTCCTCATCATTCATTGTTGGCAAGTCTCTAGACGTTACGCTGTAACCTAAGTTTTGTATAGGTCCTGGATCTCTTACCACGGTTTTTCCTTAGCCTAGCCTGATCCCCACAGCTTGTGCGCAATGGGGTCTTGATAAGCTGCTTCTCCTTCTTTTTTGGAAAGATTATGACGAGCAGCTGTAATTTTTTGTTTCTGTACTTCTTCCTCTGGGTCAATCAATTGAAGCGTTAGATTGGTAGGTTCCATGCCATTCATATTTTGCTTAATTTCAATTATTTTTTCTGAAAGAGCTACATTTTCAGCTAATTCAGAGAATGTCATATTTTCTAAATCATCTGGGGTGTATGTAGATATAGTAGCGAGAACAAAGGCTTTCATTAAATTTTTCACCTCAGTAGCTTCATATCTTTTTGCCTCAAGAATATTTTTAGCTAAAGATACAGTAAAAAAACCTGATATATTTAATATCTCCTGGGACAATGACGAGACTGCCCCAGGAGATATTGACATTAAATCAAAATTTTCCGGATAGATAATAGCATATGAGAGAATCAGGTCTTCCATATCAGCGGAAGAAAAACCATCCAAACCCTGAAGATATAATATCTTATTATATTCTTTAAAAGTTAATTCTCTGAAAACTAAAGTTTGACTTTTTACATCAACGCTATAGATGTTTCCATATTTACTTTTTAAGGTAAATACTAACTCTGGGTCTATCATAAATTACAGCTGTCTTACCTCTAAGGCAACGAATCCTGAAGCTTCCAATACTTCTTGCGCAATCAATGAAGGAAGACCTGCCATGAATCCGGCAGAGTTATTCTTGTCAAATTGCGGATAGAGCATGCATAATTCGGAGATTGTTTCTTCGTTCCAAAGATTAGCTTCCGCTGTAGTTAATTGTCCGGCTTGAACTAGCTGTTCCATTTTTTTGACAATTTGTTTGTATTCAGCGCGATTTAAAACTCTCCATACGATATGCTTGTCATAAGTAATAGAGGTTACGTAGATATCGCCATATTGTTTTTTCCAAGCTTTAACCGTTCCGGCCAATGGTCCACCTTCCCAAATTGGCTCTTCATCGGGAACATCTTCTATTTCCTGGTAATCAGCATCTACTACTGTTTGCCCTTCTTCGTCTTCTAAATCTGGAGAATAACCAGATGCAAGATCGCTTACTTTAGGGTCATCTGACATCTCTAAATCTACCGTAGTAGTTTCAAAGTCTGTACCAGATTCAATATCTAAATTCTTAACAACAACTTTTCTTTTAGAATCCATAATTACTCTCTTTCACTTGAATCAATTCATTATATCATATAACGACTACTGAGGCAATATGTTCAAACACTCAAGTATTGCCTTGTATTTCTTATTATTAATCTGATAGATTGCCGCTAGTAGAAGTTGCGGTTCCTGCTGCTTTAGCTGACTCTCCGGCTGATGAAGTATTTGAGGTTATTCTTGTCTTAACGAAAGAAAGATCACCTTCCGTAAAGTAATGATCCCTTGCCATAAACTGGTAGCTTTCACCAATAGGTTGACCACCCGGCCCATAAGATATTGCCATGCTTGTTAAGTTAACCTCTTGAATAACTATTTTCATTGGCTGAGTAATGCCATCTGATTTAACAGTTCTTTGGTTAACGTCAGAAATCATCATTCTATCTATATTATCAGAAATGTTAATATCTTCAGATTGATAAACATTTAATGGGGACAACGCAACTTCTTCCAGTCCATATACTATAATTAAGTTAAATGGCGGATGAGCGCTGAAAATATTTCTATTAGAATTCTCAACATTTTTAGCAAAAGGGTCATCTGTCGCCCTATCCAACTGTCCTCTAGCCCAATATTTTTCTATTAATTTTTCATCATCTTCTGTTTCAAAAGTGGATCTTAAATTAGACATAACTGACTCAGCAGGGTATTTATCTTTTGCTGCGCGAGCCCTAACATTTGCGGCCTTTTCAAGAAGTTCTGTCATTCTTCTTGGATATTTAGAGAACATTGTTAATTCTCCACTGATAATTCTAGTTCCGTACATCATGGCATCGTAGTTGTATGACCAGAACCCATATAGGGGTTGCTTCTCTTGTCTGACATTAAACGCAAAGGATGCAATGTCAAGTTCATCTTCAGGAGAAAATAGTCCATCAATATATATTCTGATATCTTCTCCGCTAAAATAATAATCATAATAATTACTAAAGCGTAAATCTTCCTTTTTGCCACCACTCCATAATGCATCTATTGTTGCGTGGATTGGATTGAACTCTCTTGTGTTGTTTATGTTTGAAATAGTCATGCTGGGGGCTTTACCTGAGTTGTGTTTGTTTCATTCTTTTTAGGATTATATTTTGCCTGATAATAATCTGATTCATTTAACTCAGCTAGTTCCTGCACTATTAAGTCTCCAAATATATTAGATCCTATATTCATATCCCTAGTTTTCATTTCTTGAGTATAGGATGGATCCGTTGGCACTAAACTATCATTAGGCATTTTGACTAGGGGCTGAATTCCTCTAGCCATATAAGTATAAGTCTGTTCCGTTATTAAGTCGTCTATAGATAAGGTCTGACCTTCATCTACTATTGTAATTCCAAAGATTTTCATCTTAGCCCCAATACCGTATTCGTTAAAAAAGGTAATTACAATATCGAAAGGTGGCAGCATGTCTGCTAGTGGAGCAAAAAAGCCCTGTTTTCTAGCAAGGTATTCTCTAAATTGTTTTATTCTATAAAAAGCGTACTCGTTAAATACGGTGAATATTAAACTTCCTGCAATTGTTCTTCCGCCTTTGACAAAACCTCTAACATTTACATGGCCCAATGTTCTTATGGGGGAATTTTCTCTATGTATAGAGTAAGAAATTGTTTGAAGCTCTCCAAGATTTATTACATCTCCCCGGGGTTCAACATTTCCAGTTTTACCTATTACTGGAATTATCATTGTTGCTACTGCGTCAGCTCCAGAGAAAGACATATTTGACATATACTTATCAAAGTCAAATAAATCATGCCCCGTATTCGGCTGACTTTCTTCTTTTCTGGTTAGCTTAAAAGGGAACGATTGCCCTTGTGCCATATTATTCTCCTATAAATAAAAAGGTGCATGGAAGAAGCCTCCCATGCACCTTTCACGTAAAATTACACTCTATCAGGGTCTGATAATTGTGGTGTTCAATCCCTCAGGTGGAATACCTACCAGGTTAGTCGGATCGACAAGAGTATCATTTCTGATAACATACATCGGTCCAAGTTCACGGGCTACGTAAGTCATTGTTTCTTCGATAACGATGTCATCCATCGATGCTCCTGAACCTTCGTTCAAAAGCTCAACACCAAAGATTGATCTCACTGCAGCCTGACCATATTCATTAGCAAATGTAACGGTAATGTCAAAAGGAGGAATCTGATCAGCATAGTAGGGAACTTTTCTTACTACGCCGGTCTTCTGCTCATTAACATCAGCAATACCGCGTCGATGGCCATTATCACCTGGCAATGTGTTGTGACTTCTTGTGTAGAAGTCCATGGGTCTATTTTGTGTATAGTTTTGTTCCAACATCTTATAAAGTGCAGGACGATCAAAAACTGTAAAGATTAAGGAGCCAGCTATTCCTCTTTTTCCTCTTGAGAAAGAACGAGGATTAGGTGATCCCATGGTGTAGATTGGGGCCTTTTCTCTAGTAACAGAGAAAGTAATGCCTGATAAGGCACCGATTTCTACGCCACCAAATGTGGCTACAATGTCTGCTCCTGAGAACGTGGTGTAAGTATTGAGATACTTATTAACTGATGTATATTCTTCTGCTGCCATTTAAGTTACCCTCCTAGTCGGTAAATTTATAGACTAATGGCCACTCTGACTTCGATCTCTTTGAGTTCGAAGGCAGGTGTTAAAATAAGGTCTACAACCGCCTTGTTTTCGTTCGGAATATAAGAGACCGTAAAGTCACTACCGAGCAAGGCTCCTACAATTTGCATACCTCTCAAGCCAGAAGTAATTGCTGTTTCCATCGCATTTCTTGTTTGGATATTTGATGGCTCACCAACGAATCTCTGGCAGGCTTGTCTGACAACCGACGTAGCATCATTGATGATTCTCTTGGTTGAAAGACGAGTATAATCTGATGTTGACCAACTAAAAGTCAATCCATCTCCGAATACCGGAATCTTGTTAAAGTTAATAACAATGCTATTAACGCCCTTATCTGACAAAGCAGCTTGTTGTGTTCTAGTGGGAGAATATCTGATAGCCTCCACGTTGTACGCTGCTTTATTCACAACTGAGCTATATGATGGCAGTATGCTTATGGTCGCTGCTAAGTGTGTGGCACCGTTTGCGTAACCAAAATCAACGTTTCCAGAGGAGTAATTAACGGGTTTAATTTCCGTAGCAACAATTACCACATAAGGACCAGTTTCTTTCAAGAGTGCGCTATCATTTCTTACGGGAAGATTAGTGAGACCTAAGTGCGTGTTTACGTTTCCTGGAGTCATAGCTTCTGATCCGCTAACATATGGCTTAACGCCCATAATGGCTATACAGGGATTGATATTTTCCGAAATGTCTTTGACTTTCTCGGAAACTTTATATGCCCAATTATTAGCCACGGTAACCGCATTGTCTGCGTAAAAGCCATAAGAAGAAGCAGTAGGCGAATCTGGCGTTGCAGCCCATTCGCTTGGATGTCCACCACGGCCCCAGGGGACAATGATGTCTGGGATGCAAGATTCTGCTGCCACAAATGCGTCATCAAAAATATCTACTGCGCTACTAGTGACGGCACCAGTAGCAGGGACGAATACGGTGTCGCTTGGTAGCGGGACAATATATACTCTTCCTGCTCCAGCAATGAGCAATTCGAGGAATGCTCTGTGTGCGTCTGAACCATCGCCAAATGCAGTGATAACGTCAGCTTCGTTTGAAACTCGGACGACGTCCAGATCTGCTACGCCACCAGTACCACTGGCGGTACTACGCTTTGCGATTGCGACAATTCTAGGACCAGCTGGCGCGTCCTGACGTGAGACGCTATAAAAGCGATCTCTGATTAAAGTTTTTACTCCAGGTATAGCCATTTTATTTTTATCCTCCAAATTTCAAAACTCTATTTGAATCTTTCCTTATAGTAACACACAAGTTATAAAAACAACTACAAACTTAATTTTGAAGAAGATTAATATATACCATTCTACTCATTGGGTGTTGCACCCTGGAAGAGGTCTATCATATTCCCTTCTGTTCCAGAGTAGTTTGGCGTTGATAATTGATTTCGAATAAGTTCCTTTTCATATGCCATCCAAGTTCTTGCATCAACAGAAATTTTTTCAATTCTATTATTAGCTATTGCAAATGTTTTTTCAGTAGTCAACATGTACGTGACTGTTCTTTTATGTATGTCCTTGCCTTCTCTATTTATTTCTGAGTCTGACAACCTTCTAGAATAGACTAACTCTGCAGCCCCTGCTGCCTTAAAAATTGAAGTATACTCTAACATGAAATCCTCAAAAGCTTCTATTACCTGGTCACAAAGTACGGCAGCATCGAGGTCATCTCTAGTTGTTGTGCTATTTGGTCCTTGAAAAGTTCCAACTTTACTCATGACCGTAAATCCAACAACGTTTTGAAATTTTTGACCATATATTGTTACCGAGTTGGACAGTACATTTTGACGCATTCTCGGCTTAGGCTCCGTGGTATGAGCTTTTCTTAGTTCTAAATGATAACCAATTATTGCAGGGAACTCGTTCAATTGTACGGAATCGGAAGATGGAGCAGAGGATATGTCACCAGATCTAATTTCGGTTCCACCATTATCCTTGTATGTTACTGAAGTGTCTCTGTTTATGTTTAATGGTAGTATCGGTATTGTTGGGTAGCTTTCTTCCCATATTTTTTTTACTAAACTAATAAATTCTAAATAAGTTAAATTACCAGTGTATATCTCTTCTATTCCATCGCTATCTAATCTTCGATACCCGGGTGACTGTAAAGCGGGAAGTCCATATCGTGCATTTTCTGAAAAATGGGGAAATTCTCTATTTATATAACTCATACTATGCTCCTGGTCCAGCTGCTAATGAAAAGTCTACTCTTTTTAGTCCAAGTGCGGAAAGAAGTTCTACTTCAAAAATAAAGACACCTCTTTCTGTTTCGGATATTTTAACATTAAAAGAGTAATCATTTATTACCGAGTTCTTTTTAAGAAGTTCTAAAAACTCTTTTGTTTCGGAAACTATTTGATCAAAGGACATGATATCAAAATGAGATAATGCTATTCCCTTTATTTCGCTCACCACAAGAGACACTAATCTCATTTGTGAAAGTTTAGTAAAAGTTGAGGTTGCATTAGCCATTGTATATTCATTAGTTATGTACACCTCAAATGGCACTGCTCTTCTTGTTTTGCTTCCTCGGTATAACGTATTAACGCCGATGCTTTCCAATCTCTGATACTCTGCCTGAGTGAGATCATTACCAAATAAAGACATAGCTCCTGGTATTCTATTCCTAATTAAAGCCCTATTAATTGGCATAGAAGATATCATTCCAGCAACGGCTGCTGCTGCACTTGAGGTATAGCTTAATTTTATTTGAGGGTGCTGAAAAACCATTTCCCCATATATTGGGACTATGTATCGACCCTTATCTGAGGTTATTTGTCCAGTCGAACTATTATAAACTGTAAATTTCTCAGTAAAAATAGGATTTTGTTCTAGTATATTTATGTCTGATGCCTTAAGGCCATTGGTTTTGGAGCCGATAATTCCTATTTGAACATTTCCAGTATTATTATGAAAATCGGAACAATAGGTTGCTAGTTGCGTCACAAAATCTACTTCTCCTGTACTCATAATAGATGTTTCAAGTGGCACAATTATATCCACAAAATCTAAATCCATTATATCTTGATAAGTTTGCTCTAGTCTTTCGTAATACTTTTCATAAAAAGTCTGAGAACTAGGAGTAGATTGATCCCGGTTGAATACGGTAGTGGATATGAGTCTTCCCCCATAGCTGTCAACATATTCTGTCATCGGCGCCGATGCACAAATCATTATATCCCTTGCTCCGCAAGAATAAGCGTCTAAGACTCCTCGTAAAAGTGGACTATTGATATCAGCCTGTAACAAGTCAACTGCTTGCTGTATGGAATTAATTTTTACCGGATAATTTAATTGCACTCCGTCCGCGTGGCCTATTAATAAAATGGTGCTTGTATTGCTTTTATCTAATTGCTGATATGTTGGCCTATAATTTATGACGCTAGACTTTGGAGATACTATGGTAGCTGGAGATAATGTATTAGTGGATGACCTTACTTGAAATACTGAACTTATCGTAATATCTTTTATTGAACTATTTGTTCTAGCTAAAACGGTATAATTATATTCATATAGATTATCAGGAACAGTATAATGAAAAATATATTCTCCATTAGAAACTTTTTCAATCCTATTGCCTGTAGCTTCTGGATCCTGAGCAAGATAAAAATATGGACCATTAATTACGGGCCCCGCTCCACCTTCACCTCTCAGCACATATATGCCTATATCTATGGGCGTGGCCGAACTTACTGGATCATAAAGTGTTCCATCGGTATCGGTAAATATAAATTTAAACTGAGCAGTTTGCCCCTTAGATAAAACTAACATTACTTACTTCTCTCTCGTAGCACCGACAACCCAATAGCTTATTTTACCCATTCTCCCCCTGACTGCACTTGCAGCGTCCACTAGGAACATAGTATAATTTTTTGCAGCTTTGAGGGAATAATTCTCATATATTCTATCACCCTCTTTGGGGAAAACAGTGTCTTGAAAATAATATACGGCGTCATAATTTGTGTATAATCCACTTTGTAATTCTACTGTAGATTGATAATTAGCTGCTCCAGATTGGGCCACCTGTCTAGTGGTTATTCTTTCAAATTGGCTAGAATGATTGCCATTTGCAAGTATTCTTTGAAGATATATATCATGACCCCATTCTCGCAAGATTTTATTAAATGAACGCTTTGCATCAATCACGACTTCTAAAGCCTCTGTTTGGCATGGGGTCTTGCTTGGCGGGTATTGTTCTTACGGGGCCATACAATTCTCTATCTGTCAAATAGGCAATCTTGCCACCATCTACTTGCGGCATCTTCCCAGCTGAATAAACTGGGCCAACACTTGGAAGACCTTTCATCTGGAAACCTAAAGGACTAACTTTATTTGCTAGCATTTCTTTTCTTAACGCTGCGGCAATTTGGCACCAGGTTGTTGCATTATCTCTTGTTACTTTATTTCTAGGTATTGATTTATTGGTAATATTAAGATCGCCAAGTCGCAGAGATATTTCATCATCTCCACCATACCCATAATTTCTACTTAGTTCACACGCTGTAGCAGCTTTGATGTATTCTAAAATAATAAATGCTAAACCACTACCATCTTCACTATCTAATAGTCCGTGTATACCTTTTATTTCATTGGAATAATTATGTATTATTTCTCCAATTTCCAATGGACTAGCGTCGGGAAAGTAAGACAATAATTGCTCCGGATCTAAATAAAGTGGTATTACATCAGGGGCAAAAGTTATAGTTTCATCATTTTTAAGAATTACCGTTGGCTGGTATTCTTCGACTGTTGAACTGACATATAATCTTTGCTCTACTACTACAGAATTACCATTTGCTAGTAGTCCGGTAAACTTTACCGTATAAGTATCGGCTATAGTCGGAGTGTAATCATAATAATATATTGAACTAGATATCTGACTAGAGATATCGTCTAAAACTGTTTCATTTGAAGAATTCTTAATTAATACTGATGGATTTGTTTCAGGAACTAGATCTATTTCATTTCCATTGGCGTCAGTATCCTTGAATCTAACTGTGATTCTAACGGTATCACTAACTAATACTCTATCTGTTGACATCGTAAACCTCTTAATTTAATTGTTAGACATTATAGTAACATCTATAGTTCCAGCCGAATTATTCTCCAAGATAATACTTTCTGCACTAGAAATGGCATAAGCTTCATCTTTTCTAATTGAAAAAGCTATAACTCCAGAACTATAAGAAGAAAATGATATATTTGATAAAGTTTCTGTATTCTCTATAACTGTAGTCGAAACTATCAGCGAATGAGTATTGACAAACACTAAAGTGCTGTCTATGGAGGGCGGAGATAATACTACAACTGCTAATACTTTTTGATTGCCTAAATTAGTATTAATGCCAAAAGATTCTGGCGATACTACATAGGCTCCTGAATAGGAATATGTAGTATCGTCATATTCTATATCTACATCATAATTCACTGGAAAACCTTATATCAGAATGTTCCGCAGTCGAATGTTATACCTTCAATTGAACCGCCAGTAATAGAAACATTGCTTGAACTTTGCGTAGCGATTGATCCTAGACCTAAAGTTGTTCTTGCCGTTGAAGCATCTGTGTCGTCAACTAATGATCGTCCAAATGAGGAAAAATCTGCAAGAGCTGCGGTGCCTGAACCAGAAAAGTACGGAAGCTTATCTGCTGCTGATGTCAATCCTGCTATTGCAGCAAGTTCTGCATCGTACGCTTGGACATTTGTCCCAATTGCTAAACCAAGAGCGGTTCGAGCATCTGAAGCGGTTGTTGAGCCAGTTCCACCATTAGCAATAGCTATTGCTGTACCGTTCCAAGTTCCTGCTGTAATAGTTCCAACAGTTGCAATGCTATCGTCACCAGTGTAAGTTCCGCCAGCTACTGCTGCAAGTGTAGAGTTGTACGCTTGAACATTTGTCCCAATTGCCAAACCAAGAGCGGTGCGGGCATCTGAGGCGGTTGTTGAGCCAGTTCCGCCGTTAGCAATTGCTATGGTTGTACCGTTCCATGTACCGGATGTAATTGTTCCAACTGATGTAAGGCTTGAGCCAGTTACTCCTGAACCAAGAGCGGACGTACTAAGAACCTCAGTTCCATTAATCTTAAGAACTTTACCTGAGGCGATATCGATGTTTTCAGAAGAAGTCCAAGAAAGCGAGTTTTTAACCCAATTAAATGTCTTATCTGTCGTGCCCTTAAGAGTAAGGCCGCCACCATCAGCGGTATCATTGTCGGGACTTTCTACTGAACCAAGTTCAAGATTCTTGTCATCAACGTTAATAGTTGTACTGGAAATGCTCGTTGTTGTGCCGCTAACTGTTAAGTTACCCGCAATTGTTACTGTTTTACCGGCAACGCCCATATTAATATCTGCTGCGCCACCAAAGTTAATGGTTGTAGCGGTAGCGTTCAAAAGATCAAACGAAGTACTTGCAGTAGTTAATGAAGTGGTAATAGCTGGGCTGGTACCGAATACTAAAGCGCCAGAACCTGTTTCGTCAGAGATGACTCCAGCAAGTTCAGATGAAGATGTTGCAGCGAAGGCTGAAAGCTTATCTGCTGTAAGGGCTACAGTTCCGGTTGCATCTGGAAGGGTGATAGTACGATCTACTGTTGGATTACCAGCGGATAATGTGGTTTCAAACGCATCATCTGTGACTCCTTCAAAGACTATTGTTCCGGCAGCATTGAGGTTAAGTCCATTAAACGATGGACTAGCGGAAGTTGCGACACTTTGACCAATTGCAATTGTTGGAGTTCCGCCTTCTGTTGCTGTGTCATTCGAAAGTGTTACGCCAGTACCAGCGACAAGCGAGGTTACATAGTTCCCACTAGTATTAGTTCCAAGTGCAATTTCTATAGTTGTTTCACTAGCTGAGGTCAAGCGACCCTGCTGGTCAACTGTAAATGTTCCAGTTTTAGCTGCGCCACCGTATGAGCCCGGCGTTACTGCGGTATTGTCAAGATTCAAAGTAAGTGTATCAGTTGCAGAGGCTACCGATGTTAAGCCTGTGCCACCAACTATGGTAAAAGTGTCTCCACCGGAAATTGTTAAATCAGAACCACTATCTGCATCTACTGTAAAAGAAGTTGTGATAGAGGCTGTTCCAGCTGCGGTTAAACGACCTTGAGCGTCAACTGTAAAGGTTGGAATTGCAGTAGCTGAACCATAGGAACCAGCTGTTACGGCTGTATTGTCAAGATTAATTGTAACTGTATCTGTAGCAGAAGCTACTGAGCTTAAGCCTGTGCCACCAGAAATTGTAAGAGTGTCACCGCTGGCAATTGACTGAGTAGTTCCAGTATCTCCCGCAAAGGATAATCCACTGAATTGACCTACTCCACTTATTGCTGAGTCTACGTATGCTGTAGTTGCTACTGAGGTAGAGTTATTGCCCGAAGACTTTGTAGTTGCGGTTGCAGAACCGCCAAGGGCTACAGTGCCAGAAAATGTTTTATTGCCAGTAATTGTTTGAGTACCCGATAAACCGACATACGCGCCGAGGCCACCGATGGCTTCAACCGTTGTAGCGGAACCGCCTGCTCCACCCGTTCCCTTGCCGTAGTAAAGAACGTCATCAGCTTCGTTATACGCTAACTCTGCATTTTCTAGACTTGATGGGGCTCCAGCGGCGCCACCAGATGCTCTTCTTTTAATTCTTATTGTATTAGTTCCGGCCATGATTAAAAATTTCCTCCATCAGTGAGATTTTTTTCTGTATAATTTACCCAAATAGACCCGTTATAGCGCAAAATATCGCCAGAGTTTACCGTGGTTATAGTAACGTCGGTTAATCCATTTAAACTAGATTGACCGCTAATTGCACTTTCTGCTGCTATTATTCTATCTTTGACAGTTAGATGTGTCCCTGCTGGGCTCAATCCTAGGACTGTTTCAATGGCTTCTACCGCATCGTTGAGGTCTGCGTGCTGCTTATGATGTGGTACGGAAACGGAATTTAATTTATCATCTTTAGTGGGATTGATAAAATCATCTAGACTAGAGGGGTAGGCTGTTGACATGTTATTCCTTACAGACTAAATATCTTGTATTGTTCATTACTCCAGCTTATAGTGATTGAAATTGGCGCTGGTGTTGCGGGCACTGGCAGTCCTGCTGCTGTATCTATGTATGCTAAAAGTCTAGATGTAGATCTACTGCCAGTATCCTTATATATAACTAAGGAAGAAAATCCACTAGTTCCATAATTTTCAATAGTTATGTTATCTGCATCAAAAATGCCCAATTCAGTAGATTTACTAGTTAATAAGTCCGTAGTGGCAGCTACTGAGGCTTCTGGAATATCTGATAAAAATTCATGAGTATTAATATTTACCGAGTATGTACCTTTTAGTAAAGCCACTTTCATCGCATTATCGGTTAAATCAAAAAGTCCTTCTAGTAAAGATTTTTTAGCTTTTATATAAAGCCCATTTGACATTATGCGCCAACCTCCGCGGATACGATTACTCTATATTTATAACCGGTTTCAAAATAAATTTTATTATCGATATAGTAAACTGGAGTTGCGTCAGTTGATGGAAAATCTATATAAACATCTGGTTTCCAAGAATGCATAGATATTTGCGCTGGCATTGTTTCCCACCTTGATGGTGTTTTTTGGATTTTCTTACGTTGTGCCTTAAAATATTTACTAGTTAAGAAGTTAGACGCTGGACGAGAACTGAAGACTATTGTTGTTCTCCCGTTGTACTCGTCATTGGCGATATAGAAGTCTCCATTTGCGGGTGTGACAGATTCTATATAAAAATTAGGATTTTTAGCCAATATTTGATAACCGGTTTCAATATCTGTTCTAATAGACTTATCTTCTACTAAAACTTCATTTAAAACTGTAGCTTGGCTTTGCTGAAGAATTGAAGGCGTTGCGGAATTTGCCTGACTAGTAAAGGTGATTCTTTCTTCTGGAATAGTTAACCCAGAAGAATCTACAATATTGTTTATTTTAATAATATAATCAGTATTTGATGCTAAAACTACATCCCAGTATAGGGTAATGGTCCTGCTTATTTGATTATAATCAGTAATTGTATTTATGATTCTAAATGGCGAACCAACTTGGACAGGCGTAACAGCGTCAGTAAAGACGGTAAAGTTTGTATTAACCAAAGATGCTATTTTAACAGTTCTGCCAAACTTAACATTAACGGTATTAATACTTACTGTTGCACTATCGATTAAATATAAAGCCACTCAACACACTCCAAAGTCAAACCTAATTTAATAGTAATAAATTAATTGGAATAAAAGCAGAGGGGGCAGCAGATTTCTCCACTGCCCCCAAGCTTCAGGGTAATTTGTAACTATAACGACCCTAAGGTTTTTATCAGGCTGTTTCGTTAGTAACCATGACTTCGTAGTTACGGCTGAGTCTGACGTTCTTAGCAACAGTGATACCTTCACCGTCACCCAGCATGATGATGTCATAACGCTCTTTCATCTTGAGCTGGCGAATGTCGCGGCCCGGATCGTCAAACTGATCGGTGCTCATCTCGTCTTTGACAAGAATTGTACCAACTTCATTGCGATCAATGAGGAAGAGGTCTGACTTAGCTGCTGTTGCGCCACTCTTAGCCGTGAAGCTAACGAAAGGAGAAACAATAACGTTCAGTCCCATAGGGGCAGTCTGATTCAACGAACCCTCTGGCGACTGAGGACGATATCCCCAGCTTGTTCCAACGCCCGATGCCGAACCGCCGTGATGGAAGATAGCATCCTTAAGGAAGATCGACCACATGAGGGGGTGCAGAATAAAGTCTGTCGGGATATGATTTTCAGCCATAAGGACGGCAGCCATGTCAATGATATCGTCCCACTTGACTGTCTTATTGGCAGAGCCGTTAATGTCAAGACCGGTTGTGTCATCATAGCCAGCGTCATCGTTATCAAAAACGATTGTAGCTGCATCTTTAAATCGGCTCAGAGCAATTTGCTCCTTAAGGCGAGCCATAGCACGGCCAGCTGCGCGAACATGCAGACCAACAATGTCCCAAAGTGAATCAGCGATCACTTCTTCTGTGAAAGAAAGCTTAACGCCCTTTTTCGAGACTTTGCCCTCTACCTGCTTTGCGAAAGCGAGTGCTTGTTCTGGATACTCTTGTCCTTCTGGGATCTCAGCAGCTTGAATAGCATTGACGGCCGGGAATTCCAATGAACGTCCCTTGCCGAGACGAACAGTGGAAAGCAATGGAGTCACTAAAAGCTGTGGCTCTGCTGCTTCTCTGAGCGTACGTGAGAGAACTTTCGGAAAAAGCGCTGCTGCATCTGACGATGCAAAAGCTTCCTTGATTGTTACTCTATTGTCTGCGTCGATATACCCGTCCTCGGTCATTGCTGTCTCCCAAGCTGGGAGACCCGAGAGGAGCTCTTGGATTGTCTTAGTCATCTTAGGAATATTCCTCCTGTGTTATTGTTTCTTATTTATTAGAGTGTCAGGTTGACGCGGAATGCACCAATGACATTAGTTACATCTAGATTCGAACGAATACCGAGCTTACCATTATAAGGACCAGCCTTAGTAAGTTCATAAACGGTCTTCAACGCACCCGGATCTGATGGGAGTTGCATGTAGCTGAGGAGGCCATCATCAAAGTTTGTAGCAAACTTTTCGACTTCGACAACCTTACCTACTTGCAAGTAGCTGTACACGGCACTGCTGTTGTAAAAATCGCCAGCAGCGGCCAATACTGGACGTCCCATTACGTCGGAACGAACTACTGAACCAACCGTCACATCGGCGTTAATACCGCTGACCATTGGATACTCTACATAGCCATGAGTGATAAATCCTGCACCTTGTGAGGTACCTTTATCAAAGGGTCTGTAGAGATCATACTGCGCGCAACCGATAGGGATCGAACGAGCAGGAACAACAACTGAATCAACCGCTCCAGATGAATAATCTGGTGTTGCGCCATCCGAAGGGGCCCATGTGGTTGGCATGGAGTCGCCCCAGGTCTTGCTTGAGCTTGTACCGTTAGCGGGAACAACGCGAGCGTCACCATTCGAATCGGCTACGACTGAAAGGATGGTTCCCTTCGGAATGACAATTTCAAAACGATTGTCTTCTGTGTCATAATACCATGTGGGAAGACCGGGGTGTGGCAACAAGTATGCTGCGGGAGCTATGCCCTCAGAAACGACGAAGCGACCAGCACCGGTCTTACTATGTACTTTGCGAAATTTTGCTAAACTCATTTTTTATCTCCTTAAATATTAAAGTTTACGTCTACCCATAAGGGCATCAACTAGAACTTGCTCAAAAGATTCTTTGGGATCTGAAGCCTTAATGGGCTCCTCTTCCATGTCTACAGTAAGCACGTTATCTTCTTTTGCCGAAACTTCGGCTTCTGAAGTAATTGTGGGCATGTTTAACATCTCGCCAATTCTTTTACCAAACTTACTTGGTGTCTTAGCGAGGTCTCTCAGGCTATCGGCCAAAGAAGATGCTGTTCTTGTAGCATACTCTTCAATTAGTTTTTCGCGATCATCTGAAAGCTCAAAACCAAGTCCAATCTTAGTATCAACGACTCTTTCGACCAATGTTCTATGTAATGCACTCTTGAGTTTTTTATTCTCCTCTTCAAGGGACTGAATTCTAGCTTTTTCATTTGCATCCTGCTCAGAGACTGCATTTGTGTCAGTGAGGTTTGCTTCTGATACTTCTTTCCCTTGATCTTCTTCGGCCTTAGATGAATTAGCTGAATCAACTTCTTGATTACCTAGTTCTTCTGCCTTTTCAAGCAAAGCCTTAGATCCATTTTCTCTCCACTCAGATTCTTCGGAAGACGCTGCTTCCATCTTCAGTGAAGATCTGAGCTGCCAAGCCCACTTCTTATGCTTGTCATCGCGTTCTGCCAAGAAATTAGCAATACCCTGCTCATTGGCAGCAGTTGCTGCGCCAAAGGCTGATAACACTGAATCGTTAACCATATTATTCTTAGTTAAAAGATCGCCAGCCAACATTAACGCATCTGTCCCTGATGCGTCATCCTTAAACGATGCATCCATAACAATTTGTGTTAAGTTAATCGGGAAAGCTTGAAGCTTTCTAAGATTTTCTGCAATGTCGTCAATTGAACCAATTGCATCTTCATAAATCATTGAGAACAATTGATGGAATTCCGTAAAATCTTCACCCTCTACGTTCCAGTGAGCTCTATGGGCTGCGAAGTAAAATGCTAAAGTGTCTGCTAAAACTTTTTGAAGACCGGTAACAGTACTTGATGTGTCTGCTTCTACGGCAGTGACTTCTGCTTCACTAATGGTAACTTCTTCCTCTATAATATCTTCAGATTCTTTAGCTACTGACATTGTAGAAAGATCATCACTTAATTCTTGAACTGCAGCGAGGATGTCGTCGCCGTTAGTGTCTTGATCCATATTGGAATTCTCCTGACAATTATCGATATTTTCATTCTGATCAGATAGTAATGCACTATCCTTGTATTTGTAATTTTCATTCTCCTGTATAGACAGGGCCGTCAAAAACGCCCCCTTCAATTGAAGGTAAATGGGCTTAGATTCTTTTTTCTTCATCTCTGAAAAAATTGACTTATTCTCTGCGATGGAAATAATATCTTCATTATCCATACTAAGCATAAACGCGTTACTTCGAGCAACCCAGCCTTCTGATCCGGTAAGTTCGGCTTTTCCATCAGTAGATTTTAATGCTCTAACTCCAGATTTTTGATCTGCTGGTTGATTTACGAATGAATACTCTTTGAAGCTAATGTCTTGCATTTCTACGTAAGCGAGTTTGCCCTTATAGACTTTGCCTCTTTTATACTTTGCGACCCTGGGCCTGCCGGATGCGTCTTCTGACGCAAGGTCTTCCCCAGAAACGCTACAAACTGCTTTTCCGGCCCTTCCGCCAACAGAACCAGTTAAGTATCTCTTGTCAAGAACTTTCTGTGCAGCGACCGGATCGGTGATTGCTATTTGCAAGCGGACAAAAGAAGAACCATCTTCTTCTTTGTCCATTTTAGCAGCGATGACCCTGCCAATGGCTTCTGTATTTAAATCGTGATTAAGAATAATTGGCTTTGGATATGGATCTACCCATGATTGAAGTGCCTTTTCCAATTCTTCTGCAGAATAATTATTATAATTAGAAGTAAGGCCTTCATGAATTGCAGCGACTTCTATAATTAAACCATGCTTTGAATTGAATGATTCCGAAAAATCAATATCCGACTTTGAAAAGTCAGGAAGTTCTAATGTAAAATTTTCAGTAAAATCAAACGACATAAATCACCTATTAGTTGATTGTTCTTTTTCTATAGTAAGTTTATTTTTATAACATTGAACAAATTTATATAAATTTATCAGACTTTAGCATAGTTTTCAAAAAGTAAATCATATCTATTATCTCCGTTTGCTAAGAATGATTGATAAAGACTTTCTGACATAATATGTGGAGCGTAAATATACGAAGCACAGTATAGTTTAAAATCTTGCTGTTTGCAAGCGAGAGACCAACCTACATCTTCGCCCTGCTCATGAAGTGTATAGTTAATATTGCTATAAACATCTTTGCTCATCATTTTTGCAGCCATAATTACATCAGACTGAAAATAGGTTCCTAATTGATATTTTTCTTCTCTATATGCTTTATTGGGAATATCTGATCTCCAGTTCATAACGCTTGGATACATAGTGCCAAAAGGAGTCATGAACATTAAAGGGTTAACAGCGTCTGCCCCTGATTTAATGTGAGCTATTAACAGTTCTATTGTATTGGGATTCGTTAATAAAATATCCGAATCAAGACTCAGGTAATAATCGGGCTGAACATCTCTAACAGTTTGTAATAAAGAATTTCTTAGTGAAACCATATTGATATATTTTGACATAGTCCATTGTCTACCATTATTTTCGTGTTCAAAATGAGGTATATCATCTCTAATTTTTATTTCAAAATAAGGTATATTTTTATCAAATGATTTCCATGCTTCTAGCGAAGATATAGTTTCTTTATCATCTGGAGAAACTTCAAAAACAAAACCAATTTCTTTAAAATTAATTGACTGATTAACCAGGCAGCGTATCCAGTGGGGAAGAATCCAAGATCTTTTATAAATTGGCGTTCCAATCAAAAGTTTCATGAATTACTTTTTTTCTTCCTCTAATATTTCATTAATAGATTCTTTAGCTTTTGTAATTGTCTTCACTTGCGCGGGAGATGGAGCTGGTACGACATCAATAGTTAAGTCTTTTTGTTTGGATGCATCTTCTTCAAGGTGATCAATTCTCTCAAATAACTGAGTAAGAATATCAAAAACTACTTCAAGGGCCAATCTAGTTTGACCATTTTCTACAACTTTTTGCAGACCCTTAATAGCATCGTGTGTTCCTAGGTATTCCGATACTCTATCATTTTTTATTGTCATCTTTTTCGACATTCAGTTCATCCTTTTCATCATTTGTATAAACTATAGTATACTCTGACTCAAGAGCATTTTCAACTAACGTAAGCCACGCGTTATCAGATCTTTTAATATTTGGAGAAGTATTTCTTCCCTGTTGATTAGTCGGACGAATTACATTACCTGCGCCTTTTCTTTTATTTGGCAAATTTCTTTGACCCTTTTGGGCAGGGTCTTGTTTATCAGCATTCAAAGCAACGTCTTTAGACTTTAACGAAGCGTTAAGCTCATTCTGCTTTTTGCTCATATCTATTTGTATTTGTGCCTGAATAGCCGCATAAAATTCTTTAGGATTATGCTCTGCGTCCATACCTAATTCTATTCTTGCTTCTGAAAGGCCAATTAAATTGCTTGTAAATTTTTGAATAGTATGAGTTTCTTTTTTTACTTGAGTATCAACATCTATCTCATTAAATTTAAAATAACAACGATCTGAAACGCCATCTTCGAGTGGATTAGTTATAGGGTCAAAACCACCCTCTAAAAGAAGTTCATTAAATAAGTGAACTCTTACCATCTCAGAGAAAAGCTTTTGATACTGCTTAACTTTGTCATAAAGTGCAGTATCTAGTCTATCTGTCATTGATCTATTGCCTCCGCCCATCGACATGCCAAGATGGTGAGGGGCAACGCCTAAGCCAACAGAAACTCTTTCCTTAAAGTGATCAAGATATTTAGATGCATCCAGTGCTGCGTTATTTGCTCCAATGACTTCAATATTGTGACGGAACGGTAAAATTAATCCGCCTTCTGCCCTAAGATTTTCTAGCTCTTCACCAGCTGTACTAATTTCATGAGGTTCGGCTGGCTGATCTGCTGTTCCTATTGTATATTTATACAATGGAAACAGTTCTCTATGCACTAGGTTTTGAATATCTTCTTCTATTTGACGAAGGGCAACAATATCATCCAGGGCTGCTTCCATAAATGGCGTTCCAAATGCTCTGCCAGTTTTTTTATCAATGTAGACATGAATAACCTTATCGGCAGTCCAAACAGGGTCGCGATCTGTAGGCATATATGTAAGTGGATCAGTACGCTGTTGATACTTTTGGGGTCTATTATGCTTATCTCTTAATATCCGCACCTGTTCAGTAGGTATTAGGTAATATCCAACAACCGGTTGTTCCGTATTAACCCCCTCTAAAGGGGTCGGAAAATATTCTGATATGTCGCCACGTGCCTTAACAATAAAGGCGTTTCCATATTTAAAGAGATGATCTGTAACTTCTATTAAGAAGTCTAGGAAGGGACGTTTCATTGCCATTTCCATGTAATCTATTCTTTGATACAAGTAAGAAATTGCTTCTGGATTTTCTCCTACAATTTTCCAATTCTCTTTCCAGAATAACTCTTTATACTTATTTAAAGCTTGCTTTACATAAGAATCAGTATCAGCTGCCTGCATGATTCTATAGAAATCATAAGGAGAGGGCTCAAAAGTTGATCTTTTACTGAAAAAATAAGTATTTCCCTGAAACCCAAGTGCTAGCGATGCAACTTTCATTGATCTGCTAACTGATTTAATTTCTTCACCATCCAGTGCTTTGGCTGTAAAATTATTATTTTTATCAACTTGCCTAAAGGGCAAATAATCAAAGACTGCCATGTATCTCTCCAATATGAAAACTATATATAATAGTAGTTAAAGTGCTGTTTTTTTATAAGTTACTCAGATTGGGTCTGATTAACCTTATCAAAGGCATTTTTCAAGATTAGCGTCTTAACTGATTCCATCCAGAAAATTGTTTCAGCTTCATTAAAATCACTCTTGTATTGAAGGTTTGCGTTTGAAATCTTAATTTCAATAATAAATTCTTTAACTTCTACTGGCTCAGTTGTTTCAATTTCTTCAATTACTTCAGTTGTTTCATCCGACATTTTATTTACCTCACTCAAAGTTGTCTGTTTTTGTTTGTTTAATTAATTTTTCTGTTTTACCTGGTTGCGTCATGGCAGTTAGAGTTGCAACTTTTGCACTTAGTTGTTTAATTGTTGCCTCTTTAACTACCAAGTCAGTCACTAGTTGACCAATTTTTTCGCTAAATGTTTGAACTAAAATATTAATATCTAGGTCGTCCATATTTGCCTTTCCTTACAGTCTTAGGCAAATATTATATCACATTGGGTAGCTTAAATGAGCATATGACTGGTTGATGTTTATCGGAAATCCTTTATTTCTTTCTCTATAATCATAGTATACATCTGAGATCCATAATCTAAACGACTCTGGCATCTCTGCTTCAATATCGTATTCCTGAAGTGCACTGGCATCTCCCAGTATGAATCTTCCAACCTGTTGTGGTCTTATTCCGATTAAGTCATCCCTTACATTTTTTGGCATTTGGACTATTTGTAAAATATTGTGGCAGAGTTTAGCCATTGGTTCTGTATTTTGGAATTCTGTATAACCATATGCCCATTCTATGATCAATCTAAATAATTCATGAATTGTTCTGGACGTGCATTGTGGGTGCATGCCATATACCGTCTGAAATGCATCCAAAGTTTTCTCTGCTGTCTCCGAATAGGAAATAACTCCCAGAGGTGCAAGATCTATCACAGTGTAATGCTTTGTTATGATTGGAAATGTAACTTCATTATTTTCTGTAGAAATTACAAGTTGATCTATATCTTTATCTCCGTGCGTGATTTCTTGCATAGATTTGATTGCATATTCAGTAGTTGAGCATGCCTTGCCGAAGGATGAGTTATCATTTTTTTCTTCAACACCCCAAAGCTGAAAGCCTCGCAACAATCTATTGGGATTTATTTGGCATTCCGATATCCATTTATTGTCAACTTCATCCCATTCGGAATTAAATTTTGAAGTTGGTAGTTGTATATTTGGATATTGCCATTTATGGCGATTGGGATTCCATACCCAATCTGCGAATGGTCTTTCTGTATCTATTTCTGACATATTAACCTCACGTTACTCCGTCGTCATAATTTAAAGTAAAATATCTAAATTTTAATTTTACTTCTTGAACCTTAGCGTACCAGCCGAAACCAGTATCTACTCTTGCTACTTCTAGTTTAACATAGAATGCCGTGTCTTTAAACTCTGATGCGTAGGTTGCATACATAGTTGTAGACGGCGCAAAATTTCTTGTTTGATTTATGCCGAAAGATTCATCACCTACGTTTATTTGTGTGTTATTTAAATAGACTTTAATAGTTGTTGCAAGATCACCGTTTGTGACTGATACAAAATTATCGTTGGCTTCTATTTTTGCATAAGAGTAATCACTCTTGACATTGAAATACGCATTAAGCGTTTCTGTTCCATAGTCTTTATCAACTAATCCTGTGAGGCCCATGGTTGGGGTATTTGTGCCGTCCCCTAAAACTTCAGTGAGGCTAAATTGCAGAGTTGTTCCAACATCTGCTGTTGCAATTTTGACCGTTGAACCACCCACCACATCCATTGCCCCTCCTTTATCTTTGATGTTAAGATTGCTAACAGCACTGCCTCCGGAAGTTGCACTAGTAATTGTTCCAGTATCGCTTTTATAGGCGCTATCGAACGCAGATACAAATGAAATATAACGCAATTCATTATCAGCAATTCTTTTATTAAGATCTTTTGTGCCATTAGTTACAGAATCTGATAGTCCAGCAATTGTTACACTGTTGTCGCTGGCATTAAACGGATAAATAGTGCTGCCTCCACCTTTTATGTTGACATAATAGGTGCTGCCTCCTGCGTTTTCGCGTTTTGTAGTTAGAATATTACCCCTTAGTCTGTTTATGTTACTAACAGTAACGTTTGTTACACTTTTTACAGATGTCAACCCTGAGCCCGAATAATATACATATGATCCATCTCTTTTTATGCTCGTCACTGTTGTAGAAAATGGCAGCTCTACCGATGGATTAGAAAGCCAAACTGTGCCACTGTTTCCATCCGAAGCTTTAGCTGGAGTGGTGTTGCTATCATAGTTTGAGCTTGCGCTAATTTCACTCTTATCTGTACCAGTTCCTATTTCTCTAAAGTAGGTGGTATCATTCATTGCCGCAAAAGTTCCTATTACTTCTGGCTTACTGTATAGAGGCCTAATGAAGTTAGAATAACTGCCCCAGGCTCCAACTTCTGAATTACTATTTCCTAGCCCGGAATATACTACTCGTGCTCGAAACCGATATTCCTTATCATTGTCCAATGAAGTAAAATACCTTCCTCGGTTATCATTTGATTGATTATCTGTGAAAGCGTTTGATGAATCATCTACCGTGCCTAGGTCCGTCCATGCACTGCCGCTTCCCGCATTTCTACTTTGATATTGCCATCTTAACCATGCGTCCCCGTTATTGTATGCATTACCTTCGGCGTACAGATATAGTTGAGTGCTTGTTTTAAGGGCTACGCCGAAATATGATGCTAACGATACTGGTTTGCCTGCTGTGAAATACGGATGTGTTGTAACAGTTAACGTATTTCCAGCCACTGACTTAATAAGACCATTAGAGCTATTGTAGAACTGTGCTACAGATGCTATGTAATATGTTGCGTCTTCATCTAGTACACTGTTGTAAGTATTGGATCCAAAGGTTTCAATTTGACCAGAATAAGTTGTTGTGGTGTATCCTGTATTAGGGTGTATTTGCGTACTTATAGGGGATAAGAAAACTGGCGGATTTACATCATCTATATATGCTAGGACTATTACATTGTCGCCACTTGAATTATTATGCTGTACGGTAATTCTTATTCTTCTACTACTCTTATCTGACAGGGCAATTACTGGTGCTGCGGCAGTTCCGCCATTTCCAACTGATCTAATGTAGAAAACTTCCCAACCAGATCCTGTGTATATTTCTCCTTTTTGTATATTAGTAAACGTACCAGATCCTGCTGCGGACGTGCATATTTCAGGGTCATCCACATCTTGCCAACTGCTTCCATTATATATTTCAATAGCCATAATTAATCCTAAGAAAAATAAATATCTCCGACAGATGGAGATCCTGGCTTAGTTCCGCCATACTGAATATTTCTTATAAACATACCTTGTAGTCCTCCACCTGAACTTGAAGTTCCTGAACCATAACCACTTATGAGCGGAGTTATAATCCTTGAAGAGAACCATGCCCAACCACCAGGCGCAATTGCGCTCAAAGAAGATCCAGAACCACTATATAAAGCTCCACTTAATGCGCCACTACCATTTTGATCTACAATTCCTATATTCCATCCACCTAATACCCCAGATGTTGCAGTCATTTCTCCAGCTGGAGTAACTCTAAATGGGGCAGAAAGAAATGTTGTTCCATGACCTAAATAAATCCCATTGGAATCAGCTTTAAATATATTATTACCTGATCCAATTGATATAGTTCCACCAGATAGTGCACCAGTAAATGTACCTCCACCGTTAATTGTTAAATTTGTTCCATCAAATGTTAGAGAGTTAGTAGAACTTGCAATTCTTACTTTCCCATCTGCTCCAAAATAAAAACCATTTCCAGCTGTAGCTGTTGTACTTCCAGTATTAATGTAGGTTCCTGCGTCTGCAGAGGTTCCAACAATTTTTATCTTATTGGTTCCAGTGCCAACTTGCAGTGTTCCAGATGTTGCCCCACCAACTGTTACCGTACTTGTAAAAGTTCCTGCGTTAGCGTTAACAGTTCCAGTAAAAGTTCCAGAAGTTGCAGTAATAGCTCCTGTCACGTTTACGCCAGTTGCCGTTAATGCGCCAGCACTTGTAACCTTGAAAGGTGGTGACGCAGAAAAAGTTGATGCACCTAGCCACATATTTCCACTGGAATCTACATGGAATGAAGTTGTACCTGATCCGCCAATATCAATTGTTCCACCATCTATTGCACCTCTTGCAACTATATTATTAAATTCGGCTCTACCATCTCCTGATATAATCCAACCAGCTGATCCGCTAGTCCATATGTCTGTTGTATTATTATATGCACCATTATAATCAGAAGATCTAAGGATCGCTTTATTGTCAGGACTAGTTATTGTTGTGGCAGTTCCTGGTTGAGTTAGTATTATCTCATGTGCGCCAATTGTTCCAGCAGTTATTTTTCCTGCTGTCAAAGAACCAATAAACTTTTCATCGATCAATGGAGTGTCACCTGAGGCGACTATTGATGTCCAGCCACTGATGTTGCCTGATGTATCAATTGTTCTTACTCTTCCATAATACTTTACTGGATTAGTAGTAGATGAAGTGCTAGTTGTTGTGCTGTTATCGTCTACTGAAACAACAAAAACATTAGTCTGAACAAAACCAGTTCTATGTGGGGTTTGTCCAGAAATAATTGAATTTAAACCACTGACAATTTGTATTTGGGCTTGCTTGTATAGTTCATATTCATACTTTCCTGCATCTTCGTCAACACTGTCTGTATACTTAAATAATACATTAAGAAAAGATGCTGCGAGAACAAGGTTTGATGGCGCATTAGGTATTGTTGAATCTGTTGGAGTTCTAAATCTTACTGAATCTGTGTAGCCTGATAAAACATTAATGTCATTATTTTTTGCGCGAACAGTAACAATATACTCTTTATTTGGTTTTAAGTTTTCTATATTTTTAGATACAATACTCATTATCTTATGCCACCTATCAGCGTAAATGTATTATTGGATTGATTAACTATTTCATTTCCAATTGTTAAATATAGATTATAGCTAAATGAATAAGAAGTTATTTTAATATTATTTCCATTTGAAAGAACATTTTTATCATATAATGTTTCTATCTCGACAAAATAATCTCTTTCTTCAAAATCTGTCTTTGCAAAAAGCTGTTGATTATCAGAGTAGGTTCTAGCAAATGAATCAATTGTTTGCCAATCTAAAGCTAAAGAATTATTCGTATTTACATTATCGGAAAGTGCCGTAAATTTAATTCTAAATTTTCCATAATTAGGACCCTTACCTCCATATAAAGTAAACTTAGGGCCAGTAAAATTCATATATAACTTAGATGCTGGCTTTGAAGATAATCCATTATTCCAATCTGTCATTGGATTGATAAATGAAAAATTATATGATGAATCTGAATTTAAGTCAACTAAATATTGATCTGTATTTACATTGGAATAGAATCCATAATAAGGATTAGAATATGTCACTGTCATTGTGGCTCACCTTCTTGCTCTGGTAATGCTGGTTCTTCTTCTTCAACAATGTCCCATTGACATGTTGTTTCGTTTAAAACCCATTCGTATTCTTCGGGCTTTGGCGGGATGAAAGCATCCCGTGTTTCATCATAGGCATAACCGATGCCAGCGTAGTTAAACCGCACTGGCTCTTTACCTTGTGAGTGTTCGCCAGCAAAAGTATTGACAGATGTCTTAATCCAACGCCCACCAAGGTTGTCAATTAACCATTGATAGCCTTCGTCGGGTTCGTCATTATTACCTACTGTAATATTGATAACAATATTATTTTCATCTATTTGTGCCCAATGACTCATGTTAACCACCTTAAGAAAACTATTCCAGCCCTACCCCCAGATGCTGTGGACCCACCGCTTCCGACTCCTCCTCCACCAGAGCCTAAATCATTGGATGTAGTTCCAGCCGTAGAGGCGCCTCCGCTTCCGCCTTGACCGACAGTAAATGTTGAGGCTATGGTTGGATTTAATGCTACTCCGCCCGCGCCACGAGTATTTAATGATGCGGCTTCACCACTGCCGCCAATTCCTGCACCTCCGCCACCAGCCCTAAAGATGCCACTGCCTGAAGCGCTGGCTCCAGCACCTCCCAAATAATGATTATTAGAAGAACCATTACCGCCACTAGCGCCGTAGGCCCCGCCCCCTCCTGGGGACCCACCACTAGGCCCTGAACTGCTGACTATGGTGGAACCTGAATAAACTATTGAAGTGGTACCACCACTACTGCCGCCGGTGCCAGTATAGGTAAGACTAGGATTACTACCAGAAATATATGTACCACGGCTTCCACCGCCACCAATAGTAATTACGTAATCACCCGTGCTGCCACTTGTTAGTGTTCCAGATGTGTAGTTTCCACCCGCTCCTCCTCCACCGCCACCACGGTTAGCGAGACCAGTGTTATTACCTCCGCCTCCACCTCCTGAACCACCACTCAAAGCAAAATATCCAATATCTTTAGCGCCAGTTGAAATTGTAAAAGTACCGTTAGCAGTAAAGTACACACCAGTATATCCAGCACCAGCATCATATGAAGTGCCACCTGAGGTCGTAAAAGGAATCGCTATTGACCAAGTAAATTCTTTAGTGACATTACCCGCGGTATTTTCTGCCCTAACAGTAAATGTATAGGAAAAAGAAGAGCCATTAACAGGTGTTGTATACGTCCCAGTAATTGCTCCAGTAGAAGAATTAATACTGAATCCGCTGGGCAAAGATCCAGCACTAATGCTATATGTTATTAGTGTAGGATAGGCTGTGTTGCTTGATACTCCATCTGAATAGGCGGTATTGTATGTTGGAGTTCCTAGTGTTTCGTCATTCCATGTTGGAGCCCTATTAACGTTGAAACTAAAAGATTTATTTATACTTCCTTCACTATTGGTGGCGGTTATTGTAAAACTGTGATTGCCAGTTGCGGTGGACGTTCCACTCAATGTGCCAGAAGAGCTCAATGTTAGCCCCGTTGGTAACGAGCCAGAGGTAACTGAAAATGTAGCTACTGGATAAGACAAAGTAGAAAGCGAATCCGAATATGCGGTATTATACAATGCATCTGCTAAGGTTTCATCATTCCATGTTGGAACCTTATTAATTGCGCCGGAAAATGATTGTGTGACAGATCCAGTTTCATTAACTGCCTGAATAGTGAATGAATATGCTCCGTAATAAGTTGGGATACCAGCAATTGCTCCATAAGCTGGGGTGCCAGTAATTACTTCATTTACATCAAAAGACCGCACTGCGCGCACTCGGTTTTGGTAATTTTTGTAGTTAGCGTTCTGAAAGCCGTCGACAAAACTTTGATTATACGCGCTGCTGGGGCCATCTTCAGAAGAACTCCAATAGGGCTGACTTGTCGCGAAATCAGCATTTAAAGCAGCCCTGTTTATGTATATTTGGTCTAGTTCATGAACTGAAGGCAAGAACCAATCTGATTTTCCTCCATAAACTAACTCACTACAATACACGGCAGCCGAGTTCGCTGCCACATTTCCTGATTGGTTCACAATATTAATAGTGTTCTGTTCGCCAGTACCGATGTCGTTATCATTAGGCCCCGTCGCCGTCACTAGCCAATTTGACCCAGTCGCCCATTCTCTTAAAGCGTCCGTAGAAACTGGTGCTACCTCAAAATACTTACCTGTGGAGTTTCCAGCCGTAGACGGAGTAATGAATACCTTGCCTCCACCAGGACCAGTATCGCCAACATTAAGTGTCAAAGGGTTTAAAGAAAGCCCCGTTGGTAAAGTTCCAGAACTAATTGTATATGTTGGACTTCCCGTAGCGACTACTTGATCAGAGTAGGCTGTATTGTATGTGAATGTTGCCAGTGTATTATCCGTCCATGCGGGAGTCACAAACAAGCTGTCAGTAAATGATTGAGTAACACTACTAACTGCATTTTCCGCTCTTACAGTGAAAGAATATGATCCAGCTGTTGTTGAAGTTCCAGTAATTGCACCAGTCGAAGAATTTAGAGTTATCCCAGATGGAAGTGCTCCGGCAGAAATAGAATATGTCACTGCGGGATAACCTGAAGCTGCAACTGCGTCACTATAAGCCTGCCCGTAAATCATATTTGCAATTGTTGAATCAGTCCACGCTGGAGCTGTGTATATCGTTCCGCTAAAAGCTTTTTCGGCGTAGCCCCAAGTGTTAGTTGCACGAATTGTAAAACTATAAGAACCAGTAGAACTAGTTGTTCCAGTTATTGCTCCAGTAGATGTATTGAGCGATAATCCAGTTGGTAGTGATCCAGAATAGACGGAGTAAACTATAGTTGCAGTGCCTGTGGCTGAAATGCCATTGCTATACACTACGCCTTGCGTAATGATACCGAGTGTTTCATCCGACCAAGATGGTGGCGTTTGAATAGTTCCTGAAAAAGATTGAGTAACATTACCAGCGGTATTTTCTGCTCTTATAGTAAAACTGTATGATCCGCTCTGCGTTGAAGTTCCAGTTACTGCGCCAGTAGAAGTGTTTAAACTTATGCCAGTGGGAAGTGCTCCCGACGAAATTGAATACGTTATTGTAGGATACCCTATGGCTGCTACTGAATCTGAATATGCGATATTGTAATTAATATTTACTAAGGTATTGTCTGTCCAACTTGGAGTTCTATTAATTGCGCCGGAAAATGATTGAGTGACAGATCCAGTTTCATTAGCTGCTTGGACAGTGAAGGAGTATGCTCCATAATATGTTGGAGTACCTGTTACTGCTCCAGTGGAAGAATTTAATGATAATCCTGTTGGTAAAGTTCCAGAACTAATTGTATATGTTGGACTTCCCGTAGCGACTACTTGATTAGAATAAGCAGCATTGTACGTAAAGGCAGCTAGAATATTGTCTGTCCATGCAGGCGTTACATATAGGTCATCGGTGAATAATTGAGTAACATTGCTGACCGCATTTTCCGCTTTTACGGTGAATGAGTATGACCCAGCTGTTATTGAGGTTCCAGCGATTGCGCCAGTAGAAGAATTTAATGTTATTCCAGATGGAAGTGCCCCAGCAGAAATGGAATATGTTACTGCGGGATAACCAGAGGCCGCAACTGCGTCACTATACGCTTGGCCGTAAATCATATTTGTGATTGTAGAATCTGTCCATGCAGGAGCTGTATATATAGTTCCAGTAAAAGCCTTGGATGTATGACCCCAAGAGTTTGTTGCGCGAATTGTAAAATTATATGACCCAGTTGAGCCAGTTGTTCCGGTTATTACTCCTGTAGAACTATTGAGTGACAGTCCAGATGGTAGAGAACCAGAATAAACGGAATAGGTTATTGTTGCCGTACCAGTAGCGGAAATACCATCGCTATATGCTACGCCTTGGATAATGGCACCAAGTGTTTGATCAGACCAAGATGGCGGAGATTGTACTGTTCCAGAAAAAGATTGAGTTATTGATCCAATTGCATTTTCTGCTTTAATCGTAAAGGAATATGCTCCACTGTCTAATGTAGTGCCACTAACTAATCCAGTTACTGAATTAAGAGTAATGCCTGATGGGAGTTCTCCAGAAGAAATTGAATATGTAGCAGCAGGATATCCATCAGCCCAAACTGAATCTGAATAGGCTGTGTTATAATTAATATTAGCTAAAGTAGAATCTACCCATTCTAGATATTCATAAACTGTTCCAGAAAAACTTGCTTCGTTATAATGCTTTCCATCATCAGTTGTAGCTCTAGCCGTAAAAGAATATGCGCCACTAGAGTTAACAGTACCTGTTATTTGCCCAGTAGATGAGTTAATTGACAAACCTATAGGCAGGGCGCCAGAGGATATTGAATATACTGTTCCTATTGCGGAAGGTCCATCTAAATATGAATCTCCATAGATAAATGGAGCGAGTTCTAAATCTTCCCAAACGGGTGCAAGATTTACTTGATAGTCATCTGTTCCGGCATTATCTACTTCATTTAATTTTCTTAAATTCGGCGTATTATAATACGCTGCATACTGTCCAACTATTTCTTCTGCTGCTGTATGTATCTCATATGTTTTAAAATATATATAGTCGCCTTCTATAACCGTTTCAACGGGATATACATTGTCACCTTTCTCGTAAGTAACAATGTATGATGTTTCATCTGTTTGATCTCCTAGAGAGGTGTCTTTATATGTATTGATATTAATATCTGATATGTTAGCAAATATCCAAGTTCCAGAACTTATTGTATCCCTTGGGGTGAATCTACCTATAAACCTCTTGCAATAGGGGTATGAGTAAGCGGTATTGGCTGTAGTTGAGTTTATATTTTCAGTAGATTTAAAATATTTAAACCAAGCCATGTCATGTTACTTCCGTATATATTATTTCGTATTCATGATTATCTAAAATATTATCATCAATTTCTATATTGACTACTGCATCGCACCTAGGTACGCCATTTACAATATCAACATTAAATTGTGAAATAGCTATTGACATAGGGGCAGTTACAGCGTTCTTTATTATATCAGAATTTCTTGCTGTTTGATAATCTATATCAAGGGAAGAAATTTTAGTAGATCCATCCGTGCCAGTATGCTTATGCTGATTAAGATCTACTCCATCAATAGTAATGCCTTCTGCAACAAGAATATCCCCTATTATTCTTCCGCCGTCCCTTAATAAATACTGGGGGTGGTGATCCTCATCTAGCCCTTGCAATAGGCTGTGACTGGATTTTAAATCATCTTTTCTAGTAGGGCTTATTATAACCTGTTTAAATAAAGAAGATGCCCAGTCATCAGAAATGGGTAAGAGTAAATTTGGTTTTTGGACTCCCCTAAAAGATAATTGCGCAATAAAATTTGCATATTTTCTTTTTTCATGAACAAGCCTGAGCAGTGCGTCTGTTTTACCTATAACAGTGTGGTGTCTATCAATGATATCCGCAACTACGGAAGTAAAGTTTCCCTTCATTAGAACTGAAGCTATTAATAATTCTTCAGCTAAAAATGGAATACTTTTTCCAACTGATGTTGTTTGATAGTCTAACTCTAGAGGACTTGAAATCTCTGAAGAAAACTTTAAAGCTGGATTTATGTATCTTGTATAAAAAATTTCAGAGTTATCTGAAAGATCTCTTTTTAAAGAACTTAAAATATCTTCAATTTCAGAGTTTACAGCATTTAATTTAATCGCAAAAAAAGCTTGGAATTTAGAGGCTTGTTCCTTTGATATCTGATCCAATTCGGTTCCGGGAATTTCTCCTGGCTTTGATATGATTGTTTTTGCAATCCTGCTCGTATAGTGTAAGGCTGTTTTGCCCCACGAGTCATAATGGACTGCGATTTTTTGCTGTAACTCATTTTCATAGGCATCTCCGAAATCTGTAGCTAATGATATCTGTATTGATTTAACTTCATTTAATAAATGATTTAAAAGTTTCCTAAATTGAAAGAAATAAGAAAAGGTTGAATGTGCTATTGATTGCTCATATTCTTGTAAAAATTTACGAGAAATTGTTGAATTCATTCTCTCGGCAAAAGAAATTTCTTCATAACAAATATAAGAAGGAATTGATATTTTTATATTTGACGGCTTATCAAACGGCGGTGGATATGGCTGAATTGTAATAGATTCTCCATCAGAAGATGATGGATTATCATTTATAATTTTTGGAAAATCTTCTAAATTAGGATCTTGTGCAGAGTCGGTTATATTCTGCGTGGAAGTAGAAGAATATAAACTATTGTTTATTTTTTTATTAAAGAATTCAATGATTTGTGGAGATTCTATTCTTAAAGTTTTATTTAATTCATCCCATAAATTTTGATGACATACTAATAAATCTAAATTTAAATTTGGATTTATAAAAACTTTTTTCATCAGATCTTCAATATCTTTAGTTGTATCCAAAATTACTTGTTCAGCTAAAGATGTTTGCCTTCTAACGAAATCAAGTGGAATAGAGTACGTTTCCATGACGGAAGAGTTTGCATTTTTTCCATATCTATTCATCATTGCTTGCGCATATACCTGATTATCTGATGTATTAACAAATGATGAGTCAGAGAACTTATAGTCTCCGTGGATCTCATTATTAACTTCAGTATATTGATTAGTGCTATTTACGGACATATTTATTCCTAAAACATTTTTCTAATTTTTTTAGAACTAGTTGATCTCTTAAAGCTTCCAGTTGACTCTAATGCGCTTGCTCTACCAGTCATCATAAATTTTGGTTTTTCATCTTCTAAATCTGGATTATTTTGTTTAGTCATAAAAAATTCATTAGAGAAACTTTCTGTTCTATTAGCATAATTTCCTTGAGAAAATTCTCCATAATTCTGGGTTATAGCCAACAGCGCAAGCATTAATGCGTCGTGTGCGTGATCCATAGCGGATCCTGCTGCTTCAAAAACTGGGCGTCCAGTTTGAGTAGTTCTAATGACTACATAAGATATTAGTTGCATGTAAATTTCTTCATCTGATTCTGGAATAAGTATTCTTTCTTTTTCCAAGAACTGTCTAAGGTTATCAACCATAAAAGGTTTCATTTCCTTTTTAATCATCAATTTAGTATAAGGATCTCTTACGTCAATACTTTCTCCAAATCCAATACCTTTAACTTTATCTTTAAGGCCAGAGTGTGGATTTTCTACTCCATGTTTCTTCAAAAGTTCAACTTGCACTTCTCCGTATCCACGATCAACATAAATATGCTTGGGATTAAATGCTCGGTTTAATTCAATTATTCTATCTACAGCTTTTGTTAACGTATATTCTGATCGAGCTATTTCTTCTCTATAGCAAATCCTGCTTTTACCCCTAAACCTAGAATCTTCATAGTTTTCTGCACAAGTTTCCACTATAACTATATTAGTTCCCGCGCCATATTTATCCCAGTCAACACCAATTGTATGGAAAGATCTTGCTGAAGTAATTTCAGGAATATAATCCCAAGATGGCGAAATAAAAGCTCTATCAACAAACTTTCTTGGATAAACTCCTTCTGAATCCTCCCCCCAGTCGGCCTCTATTTCATGTCGATATCCACTTGGTGAATATTGTTCTCTAAATTCTTCTTCTTGTTCTTTGGAAAAATAAGGGTTACAGTAACTTGGGAACCAGAACTCGGTAAATCTTGGCGATCTACACCATTCCCAAAATCTTTCTCTACGACCAGTAGGAGTAGAAGCACCAATCATAACTTTGTCAGGTTGATCCTCTGCTGTTTTCTGGAGCATAGCGTATAGCGCGTCCAGATCGTCCGCGTGCATGTAATCCATTTCATCAAGAACAATTAAGTGAGCTTCTTGACCACGGGCAACATCACTTTTTCCGCCACTTTTCATGCCGGAAGTAAAGAATCTAATTGTTGATCCATTTGAAAATTGAATCATAAATTGTGGACTCGTAACTTTTCTACTAATAGAGTTAGTTACAACTTCATTCTTAGAAGATATCCTCAATATCTCCTGATAGATAAGTTCAACTTGAGTTTTCATTGGTGCAATAACCAATGATCTTCCATCCTTATGCGTATAGCTGTAATGTAATAACATTATTGCTAAACTAAATGTTTTACCTAGACGACGACCAGCTCTGAGAACTTTTCTTAATCCTGGATCCCTTAAAATTAATATTTGATATACTCTAAGTTCTGCTCCAAGAAATTGCTTAGCCCATACTACTGGATCTCTTGAGATATGCAGCTGTCTTTGATGTTCAGCACTGACACCTGCCGCCAATAAATCAAGATCTATTTCAAATGGCTCATCTACTAAAAGAGCTAGTTCTTTATTGGTTAACTTTCTTTCAATTACTGGAGTTCCATCACTCCACGAAATATGGTTTAATTTATTTTCAAAAACCCATTCAATTCTATTAATTTGTTTTATTAATTCAGGATCTTGATCTTTAATTATCTCAAATAAATCTTCTCTAGAAAGAGCTCCTAAAGCTTCTCTGAATTCTTGTGTTTTGCTAAAAATTCCCATAATCACCCATAATGTGCTGCCATCATTGCACCCTCTGTTCCAAGGGCACTTCTTGCATTAAGTCTAGAATTTTGAATTGCTTGAACACCTCTAGATCTAGAGGTTGCTGCTGCTTCTGTATCTTTATAACCCATCCCAAAAGATGGTTTAGCTATTGAGCCCTGCAATGACTTATTAGCATCTTTGGCTAAGTTTATCCCACTTTTGACTACTTCGCCAGCCATTTGACCGAGATCATAAACCATTGAGGCTGCGGCAAGTATTTGAACGCCAGGAATTGCCATTGCTGCTGCTCTTCCTGCTAACACTTTTCCAGCACCTTCAACTGCTAATTTTTTTGTAGCACTAGCTCCTAGTTCGCTAAATAGTTTTTTACCACCACTTGCCCTTAAAAGATCTATGGCTCCCTCTGAACCTTTTATAAGTTTGCCTCCAACTTTTAGTCCATCTTCACCAAATGCTTTTGCGAATGCGGTACCAAAAGACTGTTCTGCTTTTGCGGCCCCTTCCAATGCCCTTCCGGTTAGTCCCTCAACGCCACCAAAACCCTGTGCACCCCTGATGTATCCTCCAATATATTGAGTGCCTGCTCCAGACATCGATGAGGCGTACATATTGCCCCTAACCCCTTGAGTTCCGACCGCTCCAGCCTGTGCGGGTATTCCACCAAGAGCTTTGGCGCCTAATTGCCCACCTTGAGGAACTGGCACTTTATTCATATTGCCTAACATGTTCAGTGCTCTATCCGACTTAGCTAATTTTGCAGCTGCTCTTGAGCTACCTTTCATGGCTTTTGCTTCCAGCATGTCTATTCTTCTGCCTGCACTTATGCCAGATATCAGTCCTGGTCCAAAGGCGGATTCACCTTCTTTAAGGTCTATTCCCATATTCGATATTGCAGTTTTTCCAAATTTGCTATTTCCTATGAATCCAGAAGCGCCAAATGGTGTATACGCATTTTCTGCGGAGTCTGCGAAGACGCTGAGAGAATGATATCTTCCTAAATTTCTAGGCCTTAGACTTGCATTATTAAGTCTAGATGATCTAAGGAATGGAGTTTTTCTGGCATCACCGGTAAGACTTGCCATTGTTTTATTTCTTTTTGCGCCACCAAAAAATTGTTTAGTGGCAGATTCATAGCTATTCATGGTTCCAGATTGTAAAGTTCTAAATTTCGCCGCCCTTCTGGCATCTACCCCTTTGCCTAGCCTGGACGCACTGTCCATATATCCGCCACGCAATAGGGTATTAGAACCTCTCATTGAGCTAAAACCAGCTGATGTAGCCATTCCTGGCATTGATTCTGACATGCGCGCCCACAAGGGAGCTTCAGGGGTACCTTCTTCCATCATGTTACTAGTATCCCCTTCTTGAATTGTGCATTCCGAGAACAATATCACCAGATGCGCTTAATTGACTAGCTGTTGATGATGACGACGAATAAGGTGATTGCCTATAAAATTCTTGGTTATTGGTAATATGCCCACCTATGAGCCCAGCTGATGGAAGTGATCCACCTAGTGCTGCTCCAGCTAATCCACCAATTGCCCCACCTGCAACTTTGCCAAATGTGCCCATCGAAAATGCCGTGCCTATAGCTCCGCCTATAGCTGAGCCAGCTACTCCACCCACAACACCTCCTGAAACTCCGCCTGCAGCCGTAGCTGCTAACATTGTAGTTCCGCCACCTGGAACCCCAGCGTGTGTAGCCATGAAGTCACCCGGCGCAGAAGCTTGGAGCATTCCCCCTCCGACTCCTCCCATCATACTTCCAACTAAAGTCCTAGCATTTAGATCTCTTCCAGTAAAGTACCTATCAGCATTCTCGTCCCCAAAAGCTGCTCCCAGTACTGCATCTTTGGTTGCTGGACCAACTTTTGAGCCAACGCCAAGAGCAAACACGCCAGCGCCTAAGGCTCCCATTGCAGCTCTGCTAGACATAATGCTAGCTGGAGCTCTGCCTAGTCGTTCTGCAGCGCCCATTGCTACTTTCTTTCCAAAGTTTAGCATTCCCATTTTCACCCTCCATAAAGGTGGTTATACTTATTATTGCCCATTTGTGTGTGACCTATTTTTCTATTATCTAGATTGCCGACCACTCCAGCTGTCACTAAGGGGTCTCTTCTAGCAGAATTTAAAGACGGCACTGAGGAACCATAATTGCTAGACGCGTTTTGGCGAAATGACTCAGTTGGCTGCTGTTGCAGAGTTTCATCATATAAATTTGTTTCCTTTTTTCTCTTACCTATATAGTAACCTGCAGCAAGCGCTGTTAACCCCAATGCTGCTATTCCTGCTGGTCCTTTGAATTTATGATAACTTTCTACGGCTGTTGATATTGGGGTTTGTCTTCTACCAGATCTTAGATTTGTTACGGCTCTGTGTAATAAATTATTATCACCCAATAATGCTTCCCCAACTTTTGAAGCGTCTTCCATTGCGGATTTATTTGCGCCCATTAATCTATTTCTAGCTGTTGCCCCTCCTGCATCGATGACTTTTTTATCATATACGTGCCCGAGAGCTAGAGTGTCACCTGCCTCACCAAGGATGTTAGCCTGAAGGCTGGATGTATCGTTAGCTATGTCCATTCCATTTTTACTTATAGCTTCCGTCATGCTCTCAACTACATCTTGATTATACTTATCCCCAAAGCTGGCAATACCAACACCGCGCTCCTCTATGGATTCAGTAATTGCTTGAATTGATTTTTCCCTGTTTTCTGCTACTGTTAATCCTGGTTGTTCTTTATATGTTTCTTTAAACATCGCTGCTTGCGTATGAAGCTCGTCCATATCATCTAGGGAGGTTATTTTACCTTTGAAATCATCTGACGCAATAAAGTCTGCGTGCAGTTGTTCTGCAATTGATCTGGCAGTTAATCCAGATTCATCTTGCCCCTGTTTCCATACAAGGTTTAAGGTTTTAAACATTTCGCCTTGATCTTTTCTTTCTGCAACGCTAAAAGAAACGGCAAGGTTCCCTTCTGCAATCTTTTCTCCCACGCTTATCGTGCTAGGTATTGCTCCTGTCGCTGCTCCTACTGCTGACGATGGTGGTGACACGCTTAGGCTTTTAAAATAATCATAATCTAAAAGAATTTTCTTAGCCTGACCTTGTTCTCCTGCCAATCTAAATGATGATTGTTTCTTGTAATGGCTAATTCCAAATTGAGAAGTAACATCTGCTATTTCATTACTTGCGGCATAGGCAAACCTCTCGGTTATTTGTGCTGATAGGCCAGTTCCTAAATCTTCAAATCCTCCTAGATTAGCCTTATTATAGACTTCAGTAGCTAGTGATGAAGTTCCGCTAGCCAGTATATTACTTATAACGGTTGGCTTTACTCCTAGAAATCCATATTTATTACCAGAAGCTAAAGATGATTCTGCGTGCGAGATAAGCTTACCGGTTACATCACTAGCTGAATCTTTGCCTAGATTTAATCCAGTAGCAAAATTCATTTTTGTTTCAAAGGATCCGTTACCCCTCATGATGTCTCTAAATTGTAGTTTACTTGGAGTTTCTGCAAAATTCTTATAAAGATTTGCAATATTATCTACATATTTTTCAGGATCAACCTCTGCAGCCGCCGTGCCTAATGTTCGATTCATTATTTCCATAGCAGTGTTTTGTTCAAATGAAATTCCAAGGGACATTATCTGTTTTTCCGCTCGATTATATTTAAATTTTTGACCAAGAGCGCTTATTTCTCCCATGTTAGTATCATTCTTAGCTTGAGCTATTAAACTTCTTAAATGACTTTCAGCTTTAGATTGTTCTAGAGCTATTCCCTCTTGTTCTGCTCCTGTGAATAATTTAAATTTACCTTCTTCTGATTTTATAAATCCTTGAGCAATATTATTATTCATCTGATTCTGTACTGTTGAAATTTTTGCAGGATCTGCTAGTAGGTCTCCCGCTAAGACATCTTGAAGCGAAATAGTAGCTCGAACCCCAGAAAGACCTTCACCTTGGGCATAGGATAGAGCCGTATCTGTTAACAACTTTGGGTCTGCAATATTTGTTACTGCAGTTGTTGCTGCTGATTTAAAAACTGTTCTTCTTGCTATATCTAATAGTTCAGCGGGAACATTTTTGGATACGTTAGATGCGTTGCGAAAATCTAGTTTGCCCGTATGCATATACTTCAATATATGGTCTTGGAGCATTGTGTCAGTTTCTGCGACGTGAGATCCTGCTAATATTTTTTCAAATATCTGGGGAGCGTGTTGTTCGTCTGCCATTAAATCAATTAGATTAGTATTCATCACAAAATTTTCCACGCCCGCGTACGTAGATTTGCCACCTGTTGTTACATCAGCTAAAGATTCTGTTGAAAAAAATTGCTTAATATATTTCTCCCCACGAACAACTGAGTCCGGTTCGTTACCTATCGCCTGCTGAGCTTTATCAGTAATGTAAGCTCTACCTAATTCTAGCGTATCTATAAGGAATGATTTATTATTTTTTTTCTTATCAAGAAAAGTAGATACTAAACCTTTTAATTCTTCGTCTGCGTGATATCCCTTCATGCCGCTCATAGTTCTTAGCATCTGCGTTATGTCGAAGTTTACATTATGGCCAGTTACTTGATCTGAGTCATTTAAGGTTTTCATAACTTTTTTCATATTTTGTAAAAAATGTTCTTCATTATTCGCTAGAGATCCCATATTTTCTGACTTAGCGATAAAACCACTTAATGTATCGCTGAGTTGTGGACCAGCTAGAATTCCTCCCATTCTAGGAGAATTATATCCAAATTTTTCTACAGTTTCAGCCATGCCATCTAAACTTGTTCTTTGAGCAAGTGATACTGACCTCACTTGTGACATTGATCCAAGTCCAGTTGTTTCAACGTCAAATGTTACTACTTTTTTCAAGGAGCCGTCAGCATTGGGGGTAAAGTCTAATAAGCCGCTAACACCTTGGGCATCTCTTTTTCTCATTTCTCCTATTTGAAAAAGATTCCTTTCAAGGTCGTCAGCAGATGTGATATTTGTTGAACCAAATCTAACGTCAGCAACGGAGTTGGATGTTGGGTCAATATTGAATATCATTTTATTCAGCATGACTTGTGCCGGATGCTCAAGACCCTGCTCTACCTCAAACATTGCAGGTGTTCTATATGGACTGGAAGATGGAAGGTGTCTTGCTGGCAACCCTGCGTTAGCAAAAAGGTCTTCTATTTTAAGGACTGACCCGGCAAATACGTTTTCAAGTTTTTTTCTTGATTCAAGATTAAGAATACTTAAATCTATTGATCCAGTATTTCGCATCATGTCAACATCTAAATTTTTAGCAAAAGATTTTCTAACATTTTTAATGTCAGATAACTCTTCATAATATTGCCTTTCAAAATCTCGATACTTTCCCATAAAGGTGTCGCTATCGCCATATATTTGATTAGCTAGGCCGCTATCAACTATTCTTTCGCCTATTCCTCTATTGGCTGGATTTGTTGCGGTTGATCTAAAAATACCTTTTTGAATAGTTTCAATTAGATTTTGGAATTTTTCGTGAATAGGTTTTATTGCCATTATTCTTTAGTTTCTGGACTCTGTATCTCTATGTATTCATCTTTGTCGTAAATGCCAAGTTTTTGCTTTAAGAGTTTTTCTCTTTGATTTTCCAGTGACTGAACTTTGAATAATATATCAGATATAGCTTGCGCGCTATCTAGTTGAGTTTGTCCAACTTTAGCTTTAGCTTCTCTTGTTGCAAGTAATTGATTTCTTAAATCTTTTCTGCGCCGATGAAGTCTATCTTCAAGTTCCACGGCTAAGTGAAGTTCCTTCTTGAGTATGGGCATACCGTCGTTATCTATTCCAACAATGTTTTCTTGGATAAAATGTTCTTTAGCGAGAAGTTTAGTCTTGCGAATATACTGCACTTCTTGATCCACTAGATCCCTGATCATCGATACTTCCACTAGATTGTCGGGATGCACGTCTAGTTGTTCCATATACTCCGCTGTAAATTGCGAAACAATAGACATTTCTATTGGACACGGTTTTCCGCGAGGAGCTAAATTCTCTTTTAGTAAAGGGCAAGTATCTGCGAAGGTGCACTTAGATGCTTCACAGTTCATTGGAATAGATGAAAACATTGACGTTCTAGTCTTTTGTGGCCGGACTAATTCAACAGCCTTTTCCCTTTGTTCATCTGTCCAAGTTTCGGGGAAAAATAAATCTGGTCTTAAAGATTCAAAATTATTTAAAAATTTACTCTTATCACTTTTTTCAATATTACTCATTTAAATCTATCCATTCAGTACTGTATGAACTATCGGAATAAAACTTTTGTATAGTTACACTTTTGCAGTAACTACAATAACTATCTCTAATAAGGCAGTCGGTAGTAAAATCAAAATACTCACTAACTACTTCAGTTTTCTTGTCACATCTCGGACAGTTCATCTAGGGCTTTCATTAAGCTTTTTTGAAGCTTGCCTGCCAACTCTGCGTTTTGTGCGGCGTTAAAGAAGATTCCCACTTCTCTAATTTCATCAGAAGTCAAGTATGAAGACAACTTATATCTAGACCCCTTGCAAACATCGCAGTAAAAATCTCTTTCTTCTGTAAGGCATGTGCACTTTTCAATAATATCAAAAAACTCTAGAGAGTCTGCGAGTTCAAACCATTTATTTTTAAATAACTTCTTTATCTGTTCTTTGTATGCTCTTAGCTTTTGTTGATCACTAGATAAGAGTGTTCCCATATCTAAAGATTGCTTCATTAAATCATTTATGCTTTTATATAGGAAATTTGCTAATTGAAAATCCCCATTAATATCTGTGAATTTTTTCCAATCATTCATTGTAATTAATTCTTTTTGTATATCTTAATTGATTTTTTTAAATCTTTTTTTATTTTTTTAAGCTCTTTCTTTTTTTCGCTTATTGTATTTTTTAAGATTATATTTAAATCTTTTCTTGTCGGTCCATATTCAATTTCTTTATCTTTTTTCATCGTAAACATATTATATCCTTTACATATTTCATTTTTAATTATTTATAATTCATATTATACTAATATCTAGCGCCTGTTTGTCTTCCGGAAGATTGATTGTTATTTTTTCTACTCGCAACAACACCTGCTGCGACGGCAAGGCCAAGGCCTATTCCCACTTTTGAATGAGTGCTCATTTTGCTAAATTTTTCCATATATTTGCCACCTTTAAATGCTCCTGAGCCAGAATTTTCTGTAGCTGCTACTAATGGTCTTCTTGGTGTGACTGAAACTGGGGTGTGAGTTGTATTTCTCATTCTATCTATAACTGATTGAGATCCTGCACGCTGTGCTGCTACGCGTGCTCTTTCAGCTCTACCTGCGCCACTTGTTGCTACATTTGCCCTGACACGGTCTCCTACTATTTTGCTATATTCTGCTCTGCCAGGACCATGCGGAGCCATAGACATTCCTTCTCTAAAGCCACCAGTTCTACCGGCCCTACTGGACTCTATGTTTGCCAAGACTCGCTGACGTCGTCCAGCTAACTGCTCTGATCTCCTACCTGCCAGGGCATCGGCTCTCGATGCTCCAGCGCCAGATCCAGCTCTTGCTCTGTTGGCATCGAGGTTCTCAAGAATTCTTGATCTTTGAGCTGCTCGATCTCTATTAACTCCAGCCAACTCTGCTCTTCCCGGACCATGCATTGGGCCTGGTGCCATTCTGGTACCCGGCATCGCTCTTGAGCCTCTTCCCTCTAGGCCTCCGCCTACGGGCCTAGCGCCTCTACCGGGGGCTCCCCTTGTCCCCCTAGTAGATAGGCCAGGATCTGCTGCTGCCAATTTAGCCTGTCTCCTTGCCTCTAGGACCGGACCATAATTAGACATACTTGTTCGTCCTCCGGCTGGACCAGATTTAATTCCATTTCCATTTCTCATACCAGTACCAAATGCGCTATTGGAATACTGGCCCAGTGCTGCATTATCTCCACCGTGAGATCCTATGAACACTCTCGGACGAGAACCTACGTCTTTATTTACGTCACCAAGTGGAAGTCTAGCTCCAGGAATAAATCCCATTTGTTTCTCCTAAGAATATAATAATTTGAGATAACAATAAGAATTATAAAGTTAAATTAGCGTATCTACCGGCTGCTTTATTTTTCTTACTGGTTTTTGAAAATCAAAGATAAAGTTATCGTTAAGATAGTCAATATAGAATATAGTACCTTTTGGAATATTGCTATTAACAATTGTTTTAGCAAGTGG